CAAGTCAGCCCCCCGCAAGTCAGCCCCCCGCAAGTTAGCCCCCTGCAAGTTAGCCTCCTGCAAGTCAGCCCCATACAAGTTAGCCTTCCGCAAGTAAGCCCCCCACAAGTCAGCCTTCCGCAAGTCAGCCTTCCGCAAGTCAGCCTCCTGCAAGTCAGCCCTCCGCAAGTCAGCCTCCTGCAAGTCAGCCCTCCGCAAGTCAGCCTTCCGCAAGTCAGCCTTAGGTATTATCTGATACTCGTACCCGTTAATTTCCATCATTCTCCTCTGGGTAAAGAACCCAATAAACATTTTTCTCTATCCGCCTACCTACATTCTCTATGTACTCAGTAGGCGGCTCGTATGACATAAACGATAATACCGCTATGCGTTTCTGCATCCAGTCAGGTAGGTCGTCGATGTGGTATTCACCATCCAGTTCCGGCGTAGTATCTAATGTATCAAACTTATCTACCTTAGCTTGTCTACCTGTAAACTCCACACGGTACACTCTATTCAGGGACATGTAGTATCTCCCTCAAGCCCTCTGCTTCTTCCACCGGTAAGAATACTACGTAGTGGTCTTCCACTATTCTATGTTCCGCATTGTCCATCACTCCTACACTACACGTTTTCGTAGTGCTGTATCCGTTCCCTATAGCCATAAGGTTTACGGTGTGTACTAAAGTCTGCACGCTTTGGGGTAGGGTAGACACAGAAGGTAGTCGTGCTTGCATCCCCTGCATTTGCATGTGTAGTGCTTGCCTCCCCTCCAGTCGCATGAATATATCTTCACGATTGAAAAGTTTTATTACATGTACAATAACACGTTCACCTAGGTGCGTTAGTTCTTCTTGTAGTTCTTCCTTCTTCGTGCAGTATTCATCATACATCTGTAGCACAGGGTTGTTAGAGTCTACGCTTGCTACTTGCCCCGCTTTGGATGATTCGATAAATTGCTTTACAAGCGCCGTCGTTTCAGTCCTCAATTTGTATGATGTTAGTGCCTCAACAAGCGTAACATCTAATCTTGAGTATTCGTTTTCAGATTTAGTCAACGCTTCCTCTGCGGTGTTCCGCATATCGACCACAGCTTGGTGTACTACCCCGTTGTCGTATAAGGGTTCTAAGTTACTTGCTATTGATACCGCACGCGGTATTTTTCTGGTGATAGATGCCTTTGACCACTCAACACCCCAGTCGTAGTTGTACCTATCCTTATGAATTCGGAACGACTTAATCCCGAATACCGTTTCAAAGTTCATGTCTGTACCTAGCTCTCCTATGAAACAAGTATAGTACAGAGAGTTAGGTACACGTACACCTACCTTGGTCACACAGTTATCGTGATTTACCTTTAATACATCAAACGAAACTCGATGTTTCAGGCGTTTTTTGATACCAGTTATCACTGCCGTAAAGTCAGTTGAGTATGTATGGTCTACCTCTCTTACTTCTTTTATTAAATAGCTATTTATGCTCATCATTATTCTCCTATAAAGTTACGTTAACGTATTTACCAACACTAGGGTTGGCGCTCGCATTATTCAATATGCACCACAACAGGGGTTGCGTCCATGTACCCCAGTCACCTGCAAGATACCCATCAGTCAACACCACAACAGCTTCGGCATTGATGTTCTCCTCGCGTATGTAGTTGCATACACAGTTCACATCCGTACCACCTCCACCTTGGGGTTTAGTTGACGTAACGAGTTGGTCTATCGGGGTATCCATATCCCCATACTTCTCATCACCTACTACCTCATGTCCCCAGTACAGTAGTCGTACACCGCTTGGGTTCACCGTATCGCAGATAGATTTCAGTTCGCTAAGGAACACAGCCAGTTCGGTATCGCCTATGCTACCGCTTGTATCGATAGCTACTACAAGTTCACCTACCTGTTCACTCACTGCACTCGGCATGTACATTCCCGCAGACATGAATCGTCGGTTGGGTCGGTTGTAAGTGCTATAGTCCTTACCTGTACACGTTGTGCTAACAAACTCACGCATCACCTCACGCCAATCTATCTGTGGTTGTAGTAGTTGCTCAAACCCCCGTGGTGTATCCGCGCCCATCTTGCCAGCGGTCAACGCACCTTGGCGTATTGCTTGGTCTATCTCTTGTTCCAGTTGACGTTTCTCACCGTCAGACATCTCCTGCGCTCCATCCCAGTCATGCGAGTCTAGGGTCTCACCCTCACCCTCACCCTCACCTGCACCACCTCCTTGTTCCTGCTCCTCATAGATGATGTTGAATACCTCTTGCGAGTTCATGTTTCGGAACCTATGGTCTAATAGCCCAATACGTTTACCGTTCTCATCTAGTGGCATAGTGGCAAACCCATCTGGATTCTCAGCCTCAATCTCTAGGTTAATCACGTAGTCACACGCCATATTTGCACACCTGTGGTCTTTGTCATGCAAGTGTTTCCATGTTATCAAATGGCGATACATCTTATGTTTACACTCATGCAGTACCACAAATCGTAGTTCGGCATCAGTAAGTGAATCTACAAACGCCCGTCCGTACACCTCATCGCGTCCATTGGTACACGCGGTTGGTGTTGTCTCGTCGATAGTTCGTTTACCCATCATAAGCAGTCCCGCCATCGCTACGTAGCGGGGGTTGGACATAATACTCACAACAGATTTATGTAGCCGTTGTTCGGCTGTTAGGTCTAAATTTATTGCTAACATGTTTCCTACTCCTGTTAGTTGTTATTTATCTGCGCTAAACAAAAAGTTATTAGCCAAGCACCAGTCCTGAAACTCCTTAGACTGTGTTACTACATCCTGCTTGCTATAGCCCTTGGCACGCGCACCGTTGACAAACAAGCCCTGTGCTTCCTTGTTCAACCTGTTTAGGTAAGTCATCCACTGTTTAATCCAGCTACGCTCGATAGTCGCAAGTGAACGATATACCACCATACACACCGCACCAGCGGCAGTTGGAACCTTGGCACCCATCGGGTCGTTCTTGATAGAGTCAAGTGATGGTAGTTGGTCACCCAGTGCTACGTATGCCATCAGGTCTAGTGCACCACGTTCACCTATCGTACCTATTAATGATGCGGTCAGTGTAGTCGTGTCTATCTGGTCACGTTGTTTGAGAATATTACTCGCCTTCTCAAGTGAACGAGGGGATACAAACGACGCACGCTGTGCCTGTGGATGGTTAATGTATGGATTTTCTTCCGGCTTACAATCCTTGAAACTGTGGAACAGTTGGGGAGTATCCTTAGTCCACGCTAAAATCATCGGGTCAATGTCGTTATTGATACCCCATTCTATCCACTCGGTAGCATCAGGTTTACGCATCTCCACAGTTGTTATGCGATTACGTACGTGTGCCGGTAGCATGTCACCCAGTCCCTCGGCTTGTAAGTTAGTAGTAGCCCAAAGCAAGGATTCCTCATGCAGTTTTTTTGCACCCATCTGACGTTCCAGTATAAGTCTGGTCAATGCGTTCTTAACAGTTGGCAGACATTTACCAAACTCGTCTATCATTACTATAACGGGTTTATCTAAGTGCAGTCCCAGTTCCTCGTTGGTCGCGTAGCGCACCACGCCATCGTCACCAATCGTATGGAACATCGGCACCATCAGGTCACCCATATCCTTGGTCGTACCATCAAAGTAAACCAAGATATGGTTGGGGAATTTAACCTCTAGTATTTTCTGGATACTCGTTTTACCTGTACCCGTCTCACCTTGCACCAGCACGCAGTTGTCCCTACCTACGGTTGCGATTAGTTGTGCTATCTGATTGTGGTTAAGTGCATACATTGATGTTGCAGTTGTCATAACGTGTCCTCCTAAGACATTTAGTTATATGATGTTTCATTAAGTTATACATATTATAGTGCAGTTTGTTTGTTTAAGTCAATGTAACGCACGTCCCTGTGCTCCATGAAATCGTTACCAAAAGCCGGCTTTTGGTATTTGCTCTGTTACCATCCCAGTGACGGCAAGTTGTCTATGATCTTATCCACCTCGGCTTTCGTTTTGCGTCGCATCCCGTCGCTGTTCTTGAGACTGTCGTAGGTTACCCCAGTCAGTGCATTACGCAGGTCAATGCGTACCTGTTCCATACGCGGGTCGTTTCCGACATTGCAGTGCTTCATCAGGTCGACAATCTCTAGCACGTTGTTCACCAGCGTACCTTTAAAGCCACCGTCTTTTGGTTTCCCATCGTCCCCGTAGTCCAGCCGCTTAGACATATTGAGTAGGGGGGTACGTAGTCGCTCCCATACCCCGTTCATCAGGGTCTCTTGGGCTTTGTTCGCGTTATGTGCAAACTCCTCTCTCAAGGTCTCCTGCGCCTGTTTGTGTATCTCAGACATAACCCCAGTTGACGGTAGTTGATTCCACGACGCACTCGCATTGATTTTTGAGTACAGACTATCTACCGATGGGTACAGTGATTCGTCGAACATGTAGCCAAGCCCTTCAGCATTGAGTTGCGCTCTGGTCACCCCAGCGGGATACGCGTTGATAAAGGATTGCTTGCCTGTCCCGTTAAATTCGTTAAGTAGTTGCTCTAACACGTTCTTACAGTCGATGATGCGAGTGTTGGGTATAAAGTATTGATTCACCCCCATCGGCGTACCAAAGTCACCGCGCACCGCGTATATCTCGCTTTTAAGTCCTTTCAGTGTTTTGAGTTCCGGCATGTCCAGCAGTGTCTTGATTACACCCACCTGTTTGGCGTTGGCGTTGTTATCCTGCGCCACCTGCTTACTTGCCCGCTTGTCTTGTTTCTTAAACTCCGGTAGTGATACGTGTACCTCCAGCATCACACCGTAGTCTCCCAGTGGTTTTATGTCAGGCGCAGTAGGCGCAGTTGGTGTTGGTTTGTTATGTGTTTCCGTAACATTTGTTTGCATTGCGTTGTTCATGGTTTTTCTCCGTTGTTTAAAGTTTATCTATCAGTTGTTTAATGTTGCGCTCTTTTTCGAGCAGTCTATCGTCCACTATGTATCCTTGGTCAGCGATCTTCTGCCGTACCATTTCAAGCATAGCTTCCAATTCTTCGCGGCTATATTCCATCACTCACTCCATGCCTGTACTTGCAGACAGCGGAACCCCATCTCACGCCACATGTCCACTACACACTGGCGGTCATCAAACACGCATAACGTGTTATCAGGAGTCAATCCAAGTTCGCGTACCATATCCCGCTTTACTTCGGTGTCAGGTCTGCGGTCGTTTGCTTTGCGCATACGCAGTTGTATATCCCAATCCTCCACACCAGAAACGTGTTCTTCCAGCCACCGTACGGTTTCATCACGCACCGCCTCGTTACGCCCAGACAGTATGTACAGGTCTTTGCTTGGGTAAGCACACCCGCAGCTCCCCAGCCGAAAGGTATCCACAATCTCGATGACATCATCGTGGGGCTTGTCATTTACACATTCCGCATGGAACGCGTCCCAGTCTTTCTTGTCACCTTTAATGTGGTGTAACCTGTGAGTCAGGTCAGCCAGCGTACCGTCAAGGTCGCAGATTATGTTTTGTTTATTCATGGTTTCTCTCCGTTTTCTAATGCGTTGCGTACTTTGTTAAAGTCAGTGTTGAATTCCTGTATTGGTTGCTGTTGGCGTAGTTGTTCCTGTTCCTCCCATTGGTCTAGTAGTGACAGCATTGTCTCTTTGCGTAGTGGGCTTTGCATTGCCCAGCGTAGCCATGCTCTAAAATCCTCATTTGCCATTTTCATCATTTATCTCCTGTAGTTTTTTGTTTATGTATCCACATCTCTCGCACCTGCCCTCATCCACTATCCAGTGCTCGCACTCGTCCTCATCCACTATCCAGTGCCAGCACGGGTCACAGTAACCCCAGTGACCACCGTCTACTATGGGTGCTTTGCACTTCGTGCATTTATCTTCGTTATCCTTCATCTTATCCACCTCTCTGATCGTTTTGGGTTGATTTGTTTGGCTATGTCGGTCGCGCTTTCTGGTCGGCACACCATTGGGGCTTGCTTGTGCATCTCAAGAATCGGATACCGTACTGGTTCGTCCAGCTTGTACTTTTTTGTACACTCAATGCAGTACGGGAATGCTCTTGCACGTCGTACGTCGTATAACTCGTCGCAGTAAATGCAAGGCGTATCCGATAGCATGTACTCTTTAACTTTACTCATGGTTATGCTTCCTCCACTTCAGATTCGGTTGCATGGTAGCCGTAGTTGTCTGCCCAGCTTCGCTGTGCTTTCGTCATACCCTTCCAGTTCTCTACCCAGTAGCCACGATGTGGGTGACCGACTGCCGGAATAACCGGTGTGCCTTTCGGGATTTTTGCCAGTGCGCCGTATGGCATTGAGTTGTAGTCAATCTTGTACTTGGTTATTTTCATGGTTTGTCTCCCGCCATTTTGTGTTTGTAGTATTTGGTAAGGACTTTGTTGTACTCATTACCAGTTAAGTCGTTTTTTGTACCATCCTCAAAATGCGCGGTGACAGCGCCAACATTGTGTACGTGCATTTCCCTCACACGTTTACCAAAAAACCATGCGACTGCGTATATACGCCTGTCTGAAAGGTTGTAAAAGTCGTTTATCATGTTTTGCTCCTCTGTTAGTTTTAAAAATACACGACAAATTTGCCTGCGTCATATACTGCCACCTTGTAGCAATCCTCTCCCGCGCAGTAAGGCACAAAAGTAAACCGTTCGCCCTTGCTGAATTGCTGTTCTGCCGCTGTTAATCGGTCAGCGATAGAACATGCCTGTTCTTCGGTATAAGTATGTGTTGGGTTATATCGTATTGCTTTCATGGTTTGGCTCCTCTCTGTTATAACGTGTTATAACGGGTTGTAAGTTATTCACAATGTCATGCCGTCCAGTACGGCACAGTGGTTTTTAATACTTGCGTTTACGCCCAGCGCACGTAACCGGCTACGCGTTGTAGCAGTAGGCCAGTACCTGAATGTATCTCTGTTTGGGTTGGCGAATGGTGCTCTGTCCCATGTGTCAGGTGTAGCAGTAGCAATGTGGTTATCGTGCAGGTAAATGTAGGCGTAGTTAATGCCGTTACTACGTACTTGTACCACTTTGGTGTTGCTAGATTTCCAATCGCGTTTTTCGCGTATTGCTTGAATCATTTGTTTTTCTATCTTTCTCATGGTTGTCCTCCTTTCAGTTCTTCGATTGCGTACTCTAATTGATACTGGATTATGTCGTGCTTGCTGTGTGTATCTGGGTCACGATTAAGTGCTATCTTTGCAAGCCGTACACACTCAAGTGCCTCGCTCATTCTTTCTTTCAACTCGTATATTGCTTGTGCATGTGCGTCCTGTATGTGGATTAGCTCATGCCGTAGCTTTGTTGTTTCGCCATTCATGTTTTGCTCCTCTGTTTGTTATAACGTGTTATAACGTGTTATAACGGGTTGGTTGGGGTTGGTAAAACTTGTTTCTCTAAGTGAGCTTACATAGTCTCAAAACCGAGAGCTTAGGTCAACTAAAATAAACAAAAAAACATAAAAATAAAATAAACTATATTAAACTCAAATGTTCCGCATGTTCCTTCATGTTCCATTTTGGGTTTTTGGCTAAGTTGTTGATTCTAAAGGGATGTTCCACATGTTCCAAATGTTCCGTTATTTTTGGAGGTTTCTGTAAAAGAGGAGGGGGGAGGCGGAGGTTTAGCTAAACCAAAAAAAGTAGAAGTTTTTACAGATTTGAAAAAAGTAAGAAAAAAACAGAACATTTGGTACATTACATTATATTATATTATTATTTATTATTATTAAGTTTTATAACACAACCAAACCCCACCAAACCTATATCAAACACAACCAAACCTAACCAAACTCAAATGTTCCGTGCTAAAAAAACAAAACGGAACATCAAGGAACATGCGGAACATTTGGGTTTGATTGAGTATTGTTCAGCTTTGTTATGTGCCACAGGCGATGCGCCCCTCTGGTACTGGTATCAGGGTCGTTATAACATGTTATAACAAAGAGGATTTAGCCAAACACGTCCTGCCTAGTTATGCTCGGACTTGAATACTATGCAACAGCGTAGGCGATGCGCCCCTAAGGTACTGGTATCAGGGTCGTTATAACATGTTATAACAGCGTCAATCCTACATCCCGTACCCATCATAAAAACCACTAAGGCGATGCGCCCCTAGGGTACTGGTATCGAACGAAGTTGAACCTTAGTGAACAGAGGGAGATCAAGTGACTTGTTATAACGTGTTATAACAGGGAGGGAACAGAGCAGGGCAAAGCCGGATTTGATGCAGGTACAGGGAGGGATTGTATTTATTACAGGCGAAAAAAAACCCCGCTCTCTCGAACGGGGTTTAAGGTTAATGGATTATGCGGGAACGAAATGCTTACAAGGTATTACCTGACACCGTTCCTGTAACGTAGGGTTAAGAGTCCAATAACGTTCAACGTTCAATCCCTGCGCGATTTCGAATCCTATGTAACGATTGCACTCTTTCTTTTTGGGACATACGTTTCCATTACATACGGGGCTTTCAGTATTAAATGACATATTGTTTTTTCCTGTATTAAAAAACCCCGCTCTTTCGAACGGGGTTTAAGGTTAATGGATTATGCTTCGAATATTGCCAGCAACTCATTTACTTGTTCTAGCACATCTTCGCGATTGAAGATGATAGCGAAATCCTTTTTCTTCAGAACATTGTAAGTTGCTGTCAGGTATTCGATAACCTCGGCCTCGGCAGATTGGGCTGGTTTAGTAGTACGTGCCTTTTTTGCCTCAGTTTTTTGGGTTTCGCGCAGATTAATCGCTCTCTTTTTCGCGGCCTCTGTTTTGTATCCATTTATCTTTTCCAAAAATTCCTTTTCTTCCTTTTCTTCCTTTGCCTTTGCCGCCCTGTTATCCAGATCGCGCCGTAATGCCCCGCGATATGAACCCAAACGTCTGGTCAGCTCATTACGTCTTTCCCTCATAACAGGGGTCAGGCTGGCATGATCCGCTTTATACAGTACCAGCTCATTCTTACCCCAGCCGGTAACAAAAGCCAGATTAATGCTTTCAGTCAATTCCGCATCATAACCATCATTCGGCGCTTTTTTTGTATCGGCCAGTAACATCTTACTGGTGATGCCATCGGCGATGTAGGCGTCGATCATAGCAGAGCGTCGATTGTCAGCAGTAGCATCAGCGGCTGCGCTTTTTACAGTTAGATCAAAAGTAGATATAGATAGTTTCATGATTTAATTTCCTATTAAGTTAAGTTTAAAGTTACCTGTTATAACGTGTTATAACAGCGGGTCAGGATTGCCTGACTTGTGAACATAATAGCAAATTGAGTTTAATTGTCAATTGTTTATTTTCTTTCAGTATAGGGGTCTTTTATTGTGTTTTATGACTATGCTGACCCCACCTACCCCCCACCCCCCAAAAACTCTGCGAGGCTACACGCTAGTATGTAATACTATTTCACACGAATAATTTCGGTTTTCAAAGTTTTCGACCCCCCACCCCCTATTTTTTATAATTAAATCAACGACTTACCCACCCCCCTCTATATAGGAAACCCCCCACCCCTAAAGAAAAAAGGTAAAACAAAAAAATTTTTTGTAAAAATCTACAGAAACCGGTTATACTGCCTAGACGACGTAAAGTCTGCGAAGGAAACAACGATGGCAGTAGCCCTCACCCCAGAGTTCGGGATAGAAATCCCCGACGACGTAAAGTATATAGACCTTAAAGAACGCGCTGAAGCGGCGTGTAACACTGCTCTTATGCTTAGCGAACACGGTTTGGATATTGAACCGACCGATGAGGACAACGATATTGCCGCTACCTTCCTGACTGCGTATGCAAAAGACGTTGAAGAGACTTCCAAAGCACTATCCCACAACCGCACCGCCACCCTGCGTCCTGCCTCTCTCATCCAAACCAACGCCATCCTCAAAGAATTCGGTCAAATAGTAGCCACCCACGCCGCTGAAATACGTAACACAGTGGTTAATAAGCTGATACTGGAGACAGAGAACCCTGACGCACGGGTCAGAATCCGCGCTTTAGAGCTACTAGGTAAGATGACAGACGTAGGATTGTTCACAGAACGCAAAGAAATCACAGTTACACACCAGAACGCAGACGAACTACGTGAAAAATTGCGCGAAAAACTGGAAGTGCTTAAACAAAACAGCGAAGGCGTGTACGAAATAAACAAAGAATGACAGCGCAAATATCAAAAATGTCGGGAAAAGCCCAGAAAGAGGCTCAGGAAGCCCGTAAGAAGCGGATTATAGCTAAGTCTCTCGTAATGACCCCCACACCTAAGCCCTCTACAGACTTAAACACCCCTCCACCTGTCCCTGAGTTCACGCAGGAAGAGCTAGACCTGCTGTTAAACAGCCTCGATTCGTACTCTCTCGAAGAACAAGCAGAGATATACAAAATAGTCGAGGAGTTAGAGGGTAAAAAGCGGGCGGAAGCGGCTTATCTTGACTTAATAGAGTTTTGTAAGTTCATGCAGGCGGATTATAAGGTGGGTAAGCACCACAGGATACTCGCAGACCTCCTGATGGAGATCGAGATTGGCAAAGAATACGACGAGAACGGCGCAGAACTAGAAGAAACTGGAAAAGACAGGATATGTGTAAACATCCCACCGCGTCATGGTAAATCACAGTTAGTTTCTATATACTTCCCCGCTTGGTTTTTGGGGCGTAACCCCGATAAAAAAGTAATGATGGTGTCACATACCACCGACCTAGCGGTGGACTTCGGTAGGAAGGTGCGAAACCTTATATCTACCGCCGAGTATCAGTCTATATTCCCAAACGTGCAGTTAGCCTCAGACAGTAAATCTGCGGGGCGTTGGAACACTAACATGGGTGGAGAGTATTACGCCTGTGGTATAGGTAGCTCCATCGCTGGTCGTGGTGCTCACCTGCTCTTGGTTGATGACCCGCATTCAGAACAAGATGTGTTGAGTGGGAATTTTGATGTTTTTGATAAAGCGTATGAATGGTTCACATATGGTGCTCGTACTCGTCTCATGCCGGGTGGTCGTGTGGCTATTATCCAGACCCGATGGCATCTTGATGATTTGACAGGTCGCGTAACGCGGGATATGTCGCAGAACGAGCAGGCTGACCAGTACGAGGTAGTAGAGTTTCCGGCGATATTAGAGGTAGAAGACAAGAAAACTAACCAGATCGTAGAGAAACCGCTATGGCCTGAGTTTTTTAATCTTGATGCTCTTGTACGCACTAAAGCGTCTATGCCGCTGTTTCAGTGGAATGCGCAGTATCAACAGGTACCTACAGCCGAAGAAGCAGCGCTCGTTAAGCGCGAGTGGTGGAACGAGTGGCCCATAGAGAAACCACCGACGTGTGAGTATGTGATAATGTCGCTTGACGCTGCGGCAGAAAAACACAACCGTGCTGACTTTACCGCCCTGACAGTATGGGGCGTATTTAGGTATGAGGGGCAGTTTAAGGACGAGGACGGAGATACTATAGGTATACCGGACACTTATAATATAATACTATTAAACAGCATCAAGGAGCGCGTGGAGTTCCCAGAGTTAAAACAACTTGCCTTTGAGCAGTATGACGAGTGGCAACCCGACGCGTTTATAGTGGAGAAAAAGAGTAGTGGTACGCCGCTATATCAAGAACTTCGCCGAATGGGATTATTAGTACAAGAGTTTACCCCACACAGGGGTACAGGTGATAAAACAGCACGTTTAAATTCCGTTGCTGATATAGTAATGTCCGGGTTATGTTGGGTACCACAAACGCGTTGGGCAGAGGAAGTCGTGGAAGAGATTGCAGGATTTCCATTTATGAGCCATGATGACTTAGTTGACTCGACTGTAATGGCCCTAATACGGTTTAGACAGGGCGGCTTTATTACATTACCAACTGACGAGCCAGAAGACAAACTATATTTTAAACAGCGCAAGGGCGGGTACTACTGAGGATTAAGTAATGGCTATTGAACCGAGTATATATCAAGCACCAGAAGGGATGGAAGAAGAGATGATGGAAGGCTCCGAGATGGAGATAACTGTCGTTGATCCTGAGATGGTAGTACTGGATGACGGAAGTGTAGAGATAACCCTCGTACCGGGTGCGGACGCGGACGACATTATGGAAGCGCCGTTCGATGCCAACTTAGCAGAATATATAGATGAGGGAGAACTTACCTCCCTGTCTAATGAATTGCTTGGCTATGTCTCTGCCGATACTAGCTCACGTAAAGAGTGGGCGGATACGTTCGTTAAAGGCTTGGAAGTGTTGGGGTTTAAGTACGAAGAGCGAGTAGAGCCTTGGGATGATGCCTGTGGTGTGTATAGCACCGTGTTGTCCGAAGCCGCAATTCGTTTCCAAGCTGAAGCCATGAGCGAGACATTCCCTGCGGCTGGGCCTGTTAAGACTAAGATAATAGGGGAAACAACCCGCGAGAAAGAAGAAGCGGCAGAACGCGTCCGTGCGGATATGAATTATGAGTTAACTGAGGTGATGAGTGAGTATCGCCCAGAGCACGAAAGGCTTCTATATAGCCTTGGTTTAGCCGGTTCAGCGTTTAAAAAGGTGTATTTTGACCCAAATTTGGGGCGTCAGGTAGCCGTATATATCCCCGCTGAAGACGTTATTGTCCCCTACGGTGCCTCTAATATAGAGTCAGCCGAGCGCGTTACCCATGTAATGCGTAAAACTAAGAATGAATTGTCTAAACTACAGGCTGCTGGGTTCTATTTAGATACAGAACTTGGTGAGCCACAGTCGTTCTTCACAGATATTGAAGAGAAAAAAGCAGAAGAAGGTGGGTTTACCCTGACTTCTGATGACCGTTATACGCTATGTGAGGTACATGCGGATTTAATTATCGAAGGTGTGGATGAAGAAGGTGAAGATTATCCACAGATTGCTAAACCTTACGTTGTGACTATAGAGCAGGGTACAGGCGAGATACTAGCCATACGCCGTAACTGGAACCCTGACGATGAATTAATGCTTAAACGTCAGCATTTTGTGCATTACGTTTATGTACCGGGATTTGGCTTTTACGGGCTTGGTTTGATACACATCATCGGTGGATACGCTAGGGCTGGTACCTCGCTTATACGCCAGTTAGTAGATGCGGGAACCTTATCTAATTTACCGGGAGGCTTGAAATCTCGTGGGTTACGTATAAAAGGTGATGACACCCCCATTAGCCCGGGGGAGTTTCGTGACGTGGATGTCCCTAGCGGTAGCATCCGTGACAACATCATGCCCTTACCCTATAACGAGCCATCGCAGACCCTGCTGGCGTTGTTAAACCGTATCACTGAGGAAGGTCGTCGTCTGGGCGCAATTTCAGACATGAATATCAGTGATATGAGTGCCAACGCGCCAGTGGGGACTACTCTTGCTCTTTTGGAACGCACCTTAAAGCCAATGGCGGCAGTACAGGCTCGTGTCCACTATGCAATGAAACAGGAGTTTAAATTACTTCGGGCTATCATGGCTGAGTACGCCCCAGAAGAGTATGGATATGTCCCCAACCGAGGTGCCCCTCGTGCCAGACAGATGGACTATGCCGTCTCTGATGTAATCCCTGTAAGTGACCCTAACAATACTACGATGGCGCAACGTGTTGTGCAGTATCAAGCGGTGTTGCAGATGGCACAACAGGCGCCACAGATATATGACCTACCCCAGCTACATCGTCAGATGATAGAGGTGATGGGGATTAAGAACGCGGATAAACTAATCCCACTTGAGAATGACATGAAACCGGTAGACCCAGTAAGTGAGAATATGAATTCACTTAACGGTAAGCCTATGAAAGCATTCATATATCAAGACCATCAGGCGCATATCGCTACCCATCAGTCGTTCATGCAAGACCCACAGATAGCGGCAATGATTGGGCAAAACCCAGCGGCACAGCAGATCATGGCGTCTCTACAAGCCCATATCGCAGAACACATGGCGTTTGAGTATCGTAGGCAGATAGAAGAGAAGCTAGGTGCTCCGCTACCTACACCGAACGAAGAGTTACCAGAAGATATTGAAGTACTTTTGGCTCAGACTATGGCACAAGCCGGAACGCAATTAACTCAGCAGAAACAAGCACAAGCCGCACAGCAGGCTGCACAGCAGGCACAGCAAGACCCTATAGTTCAGATGCAACAGAAAGAACTACAGCTTAAAGAGGCTGAAGTACAACGCAAAGCGCAGAAAGACCAAGCGGATGCACAGATAGCGGCAGCTAAATTGCAGTTGGAAGAGAAGAAAGCTAACAATACTGCCACTCTAGAGGCAGGACGTATAGCCGCACAGACCGAACAAGCCTCTGCTAAACAGGACTTGGACGAGGCTAAAGCACTATTAGACTTGGCTAAAACTCAAGCTAAGGAGTCTGGACGTGGCTAAACAAGTCTCTAACCAAGACCTCATTCGTGAGGGTAAAAGCGTCAAAGGTACCAGCATTGGCAATGGTAAATTAAAAATGGCTTCTATGAATAAAGCCAAGAAAATGTCGTTTAAAAAGTATAGAGGGCAAGGTAGATAATGGCTAAAACCGTCTTTGACGTGCTAAGAGAAAAACTACAAGAGTCCGTAGACTCTTGCGAAGAATCATTGGTTTCTGGGGCTGCGAAAGACTACGCCCAGTACCGTGAGATTTGTGGGGTAATTCGAGGTCTAACTACCGCAATAAGAGAACTACAAGACCTCTCGCGTAACTATATGGAAGACGAAGATGACTGAACTTACTGCACTAGAGCAGAAGCGCAAGCAAAAGATAGAGGACGATAAAGCACAGGAAGTGGTTTTAAACGAGCAAATACCAAAACCTGTCGGGTATAGGGTTCTGATAGCTCTACCGAGTATTGATGAAACCTACGGTGAAAGTGGGCTTTTGAAGTCAGAACAGACCATGAGGGATGAGTATATCTTGTCTATGATTGGTGTGGTACTAGACGTGGGGGATCAAGCGTATGCAGATACAGAGCGTTTCCCAACTGGCCCGTGGTGCAAACAGGGTGATTACGTGATGTTCCGTGCTAATAGTGGTACGCGATTTAAGGTCGGCAGACAGGAATACCGTCTAATAAACGACGATTCCGTAGAAGCCGTTGTTGATGATCCGAGTAAAATTACTCGTGCGTGAGGTATAAATTATGGCTATGCAACAAGTAGAGTATGAATTCCCCAACGAAAAGGATGAATCTCTTACAGAAATAGAAATAACTGCCGAGGAAGAGGTTAACACTAGTATAGAGGTTGAACCTGCTGTTGGGCGCGATGACATCCAACAGAAGCCCAAATCTGTTAAAAATGGCGCAGAAGATACAAAAATAGAAGCTGGAGAGGTAGAAATTGAGATCGAAGACGATACTCCCGAGAAAGATAAGGGGCGCAAACCGTCAAAACCTCCTGAAGAAGTAACCGATGAGGAGTTAGAGAATTACTCTGAAAAGGTTAAAAAGCGTATTAATCATTTTAGTAAAGGGTACCATGACGAGCGTAGGGCTAAAGAACAAGCACTACGTGAGCGTGAAGCCGCAGAAGCGTACGCTAAACAGTTAATTGAAGAAAATAAACAGTTAAAACAATCAAGCACTAAAAACCAAGCTGCTTTAATTCAATCTGCTAAACGGCAGGTAGAAGCAGAACTTAATGCCGCTAAACGTGCCTATAGAGATGCGTACGAAGCAGGAGAAACAGACGCTATTGTGGAAGCACAACAGCTACTAAATACTGCACAAATACGTATGGAGAAGGTTAATACCTTTAAAGAACCTGCAATAGAGGAAGAAACCCCTTTACAACGTAGCTATAATACGGTACAACAACAAGTAGAGGCACCTTCAACGCCGCAAATTACGCGGGATGAAAAGGCTGAAGCATGGAGAGATGAAAATCCGTGGTTCGGTTCTGACGATGAAATGACCGCTTTCGCGTTGGGGTACCATAATAAACTAGTCAAAGAGGGGGTTGACCCCCAATCTGACGATTACTACGAGAAGATAAATTCTCGTATGCGAAATGTATTCCCAGATCAATTTGATGACGGGATAGATGAACCAGAGGAACCAAAGAAGAAATCTAGCAACGTGGTTGCCCCCGCTACGCGGAGCACTTCACCTAACAAGGTGCGACTTACTCAATCACAAATTGCTATCGCGAAACGTCTTAACGTACCTTTGGATGTATACGCCAAACAGGTTGCACAACTATTGAGGAACACATAATGGCTGAGAACAGAATTAACAGAGAGTTAGAATCTCGTGAGAAGAAAACCCGTAAAAGATCGTGGAGTAGGCCAGAAACATTGCCGACCCCTGATTCGCAGGACGGGTGGAGTTTCAAATGGGTGCGTGTATCTACTCGTGGAAATGCTGATCCCACCAATGTGACCTCTAAATTAAGACAAGGATGGGAGCCAGTTAAGGCTTCAGATCACCCTGAAATTGAACTTGCAGTAGTCGAAAATGACCGCTTCAAGGACAATGTAGTTATAGGTGGTTTGATGCTTTGCAAAGCTCCACAAGAACTTGTCGACGAACGTAATGGATATTATCGAGAGCAGTCTCGTAACCAGATGCACTCTGTCGACAACAACTTGATGCGAGAAAGTGATCCTAGAATGCCTATATTTAATGACAGGCGCTCTAAGGTGACTTTCGGAAAAGGTTAATCTATTAGGAGTCTATCATGGCATCTTCAGCTACACCCTACGGGCTAAAGCCCGTTAAGCGGGCTGACGGTCTTCCCTATGCGGGAGCCGTAACCCACTACAAAATTGACCCTGCTGGGGTCGCCAATAACATCTTCAATGGTTCGATTGTGCAGCTAACTGCTGCTGGTTATATCGAGCTTGCCGATGGTACTGGTAAAGACATTACAACCAATAACTTTGGTGGTTCCTCTATTGGAGCCGCTGGTGTATTTGTTGGTTGTGAATACGTAAACGATCAGGGTCAGACAGTACACTCTCAGTACTACCCTTCTGGCGCAGTGAATGCAGTAGCTTACATCGTTGACGATCCTAACGTACTGTTTCAGGCGCAGCTTGACGGTGTTAGTGGTCAGGACGATCTTGGCACTATTACCGGCTTTCCCGCCGCTCAGAACGCCCTTACTTCAGGCAATACAGCTACCGGTAACTCTACTATGGCACTTGATGCTACAGTACAAACTACCGTTGGTGGCCTGTTGATTATGGACTTCGTATCAGCTACCGATGATACGTACCCGGACGTTCTGGTTAAATTCACCACCGGCGCTCATCGTGTTACGATGAACACTGGCGTCTAAGGAGTAACTGACACATGGCTATATCAAGAGCACAACTGCTCAAGGAACTCTTACCGGGCCTAAACGCCTTGTTCGGCCTTGAGTATCAGAAATATGGTGAAGAACACGCAGAGATTTTTGAAACAGAATCTTCTGATCGTTCTTTTGAAGAAGAAACTAAGTTGTCAGGCTTTGCAGCCGCCCCCGTCAAGAACGAAGGCTCTGCCATTGCTTATGACAACGCTCAGGAAGCGTGGACTGCAAGGTACAACCACGAGACTGTTTCTATGGGCTTTTCAATCACTGAAGAAGCGATTGAAGACAACCTGTACGATTCACTGTCTTCTCGTTATACCAAAGCTCTGGCCCGCGCTATGGCTTACACCAAGCAGGTTAAAGCCGCCGCTATTTTGAACAGTGCGTTCGATAGTAGCGTCACTTACGGTGACGGTGTAGAACTTTGTTCTACTGCCCATCCTTTGGTGTCTGGTGGTACTAACTCTAACGAGCCTGCTGTGTCTGCTGACCTGAACGAAACTTCTCTGGAAGCCGCTATCATTCAGATTGCTGGTTGGACAGATGAGCGCGGTCTGTTGATTGCTGCGAAACCACGTAAATTGGTTGTCCCGGCTGATCTTCAGTTCGTTGCTGATCGTCTGCTAGAAACTGAAGGGCGCGTAGCCACTGCTGATAACGACATCAACGCTATCCGCAACATGGGTGCGATTCCTGAAGGTTACACTGTCAACCATTACCTGACAGATGTAGATGCTTGGTTCCTGCTGACAGACGTACCGAACGGACTGAAACACTTCGTTCGTACTCCGATGCAGACCTCTATGGATGCTGACTTTGATACCGGCAACAGCCGCTACAAAGCTCGTGAAAGATACTCCTTTGGTGTATCTGATCCATTAGGTATCTTCGGCTCCGAAGGAGCATAAAAGGTACTAGGGGGCGCTTGTCGCCCCCTTTCTTTTGAGATACACTAAATTTTTGGGCACCAATTAGTTTCGTAGACAGGTTTTTGCCCGCCTGACGTTGCACAGACTACGAAACCAAACCTTGTGCAAGAGGTAATTCTAATGGCTTCAACTACTTTTTCCGGGCCGGTAACAAGCACTAATGGCTTTGTCGGCGATATTAAAGTCCCCAGCTACACTGTAGCTGCACTCCCAGCGGCAGCTTCGGCAGGTGCGGGTACTGTTCTGTATGCGTCAAACGCCCTGAAGGCTTCTGAAACTACAGGTAATGGTACAGGTAACCTTGTATTTTCCGATGGTTCTAACTGGATTCGTGTAGATACTGGCGCAACTGCATCTGCTTAATGAGGTGACTTATGAGTGATAGGTTTAAAAAACCAAGCGCTGAAGAACTAGCAGCTCGTGGGTTAAATCCAGATGGTACACCCAAGAAAAAAGCTACCCCAAAAATTAAGGCTACTAAGCCGAAGGAGTAACCTATGTCAAGCTCTGATGTTTCCAGTAAGCGAGTCACAGGTACCGGTTCTCTTGGTGTAGGCCCAGCGCGTGTAAGGCAGATACAAGTTCTTACAAGCGCAGGAGCGGGTAGACTTACTGTTACTAATGGTAATGGTGGGGAAACTCTGTTGGACATAGACTTTCTAGCTTCTGATTCCCACTCAGTAAACATTCCTGATAACGGGATTAGATTTAGCAATGATGTCTATGTGACTACTGCTACCAATATAACCGCAATGACTGTGTTCTATAGCTAGGAGATTCTTATGCGTCGCTATTATAAAGCTGGCGGTAAGGTCGACAAACAAGCTATGGCTTGCAACAAGCCAAGGCGTACTCCTTCACACCCAAAAAAGTCTCATGTAGTTAAAGCATGTGAGGGTGGGAAAAAGAAGATAATACGTTTTGGCGAGCAAGGCGCAAGTACCGCCGGTAAACCTAAGAAGGGTGAATCTGCGCGTATGAAAGCAAAGCGTAAATCCTTCAAGGCCCGCCACGGACGCAACATCAAGAAAGGTAAGATGAGTGCGGCGTACTGGGCCGATAAGGTTAAGTGGTAGGCTATGCCGAGTAAAAGTAAAAAACAGCATAATCTTATGGTAGCTGTAGCTAATAACCCTAAGTTTGCTAAACAAGTTGGAATCCCACAGAGCGTGGGTAAAGACTATGAAAAGGCTGACGAAGGTAGAAAATTTAATCGAGGTGGAGAAATGTCAAATTGCGGTACTAAAAGAATGAGAAGCGGTGGTATGACCGGTTATCACAAAATGCCTGATGGTTCTATGATGAAAGATTCGGAACACAAGGCTAAAGGCTACAACGACGGCGGTAAGGTTATGTGCCGGGGTAACGGTATAGCCCGTAAACGACCTACAAGTATTAGATGAAGCGCTACTATAAAAAAGGCGGTACGGTAAAAGATGCGTGTTATCGTAAGGTAAAGGCGCAGTATAAAGTTTTCCCGTCTGCCTATGCTTCTGGCGCTATTGCTAAATGCAGGAAAAAGAAAGCCAGTGGCGGTTCGTAAAACCAAAAAGGGTGCAGCCCTTAAAAGGTGGTTTAAAGAGGACTGGAAGGACGTTCGGACAGGGAAGGCTTGCGGGCGTCAAAAGGGTGAAAAACGTGGTACGCCGTATTGTAGGCCCACTAAGAGGGTGTCTAGTAAGACCCCTAAAACAGCTTCTGAAATGACTTCAGCAGAGAAGAAGTCAAGAGTAAGTCAGAAAAAACGCTTGGGGCAGCCAGCGGGCAAACCAAGAAGAGTGCAATCGCTAAAGCGAAAGACAGCTAGGAAGAAGAAATAATGGCTACATCAGGCACTACAGCATTTAATCCAGACTTCACTGAAATAGCAGAAGAAGCGTGGGAACGTGCCGGTAGAGAGATGCGTTCTGGCTATGATTTACGTACTGCCAGACGGTCTATGAATTTGCTGACTATAGAATGGCAAAATCGTGGCATAAATATGTGGACTATTGAAGAAGGCAGTGTAGCTCTTACTTCAGGCACAGCTACTTACAATCTACCCGCTGACACCATTGACTTACTAGAACAAGTTGTGAGAACGGGTGCAGGTAGTGTAAGTACACAATCTGATCTAAATATGTCCAGAATAAGTGTTTCTACATACTCGTCTATCCCCAATAAACTATCACAAGGTCGCCCAATACAACTTAAGGTTGAGCGCGGTAGAGATAATCCCTCTGTTACTGTTTGGCCTGTACCTGACAGCAACAACTACACACTTGTTTACTGGCGTATGCGTAGGATCGAAGACGCTGGGGCGGGTGCAGAAACAGCAGATATGAACTTCAGATTCTTACCATGTTTAGTATCTGGGTTGGCGTATTATATAGCGCAAAAAGACCCAGAATTAATGCCTAGGATACCTATGTTACAGGCTGAATATGAAAGGCAGTTTGATTTGGCAGCGGGAGAGGATAGAGAAAAAGCCTCGGTAAGATTTGTCCCACGTATGTTTAGGGCTATGTAATGGCTAGATATAGTGCTGCTGTTAATGCTATTGCGATATGTGATGTGTGTGGATTTCAGTATCGTTTACGTGAACTGCATAATTTAGTGCGAAAGGGTAAGGAAACAAATATAAAGGCTTGCCCTGAGTGTTGGAACCCAGATCATCCACAGTTACATTTGGGTGAATTTGTAGTAGAAGACCCACAGGCTGTGCGTGACCCAAGACCAGATTCAGCCGAATTAGAAGTTAGTAGAGATATTCAATGGGGTTGGAACCCTGTAGGATTAAATGGTAACGATGGACTAACTCCAGATAATTTAGAAGGTTCTGGAGCCGTAGGAACTGTAACAGTATCAACAGATTAGGTGATTAAGATGAAAATAAGTAAAGTAAAGAAAATGCCGAACCAGCCTAAAGTATATAAAGTTGCTGATTGCTGTAATCAGCCGATCAATATGAAAACTTCGGGTGTTAAAACTCGTGGTAACGGAGCAGCTATTAAAGGCACTATGGCCCGTGGCCCTATGGCGTAAGAGGTAATTCTGGTGAACTACACCGAGTTAAAAACTAATATCCAAGACATTTGTGAGAACACTTTTACAGATGACCAGCTTGCTATGTTTACAGAACAAGCGGAACAGAAGATATATAACACTGTACAGATACCTGAGTTGCGTCGAAACCAGACAGGTAACGTGACTTCTGGGAATAAATATCTGATATACCCTACAGATATGTTATATGTGTTTTCTATAGCGGTAACGGATGACGACGGTAATTTTCAATACTTACTTGATAAAGATGTAAATTTTGTTCGTGAAGCCTATCCTAACCCAAGCACTACTGGACTCCCTAAACACTATGCGTTCTTTGACGATACTGCATTTATCTTAGGGCCGACACCGGATAGTAACTACGTAGTAGAGCTTCACTATGGCTACTATCCAGAGTCCATTGTTACCGCCGGTACTACTTGGTTGGGGGATGAATTTGACTCTGCCCTACTAAATGGTGCGTTGGTAGAAGCTATCAGGTTCCTCAAAGGTGAACCTGATATGGTCGCTTTGTACGATAACATGTATGCACAGTCTATTGCGCTGTTGACTAATCTTGGTAGCGGTAAGATGCGCCAAGATGCGTACCGTTCTGGTCAAGTTAGAAGGAAGGTAGCGTAATGTTAGGTAACACAGCAAACAATGAGCTTGGTGCAGATATAAAAGTTTTTACCACAAACAACCGTGGACATACACCAGAAGAGCTTGCAGAGCGGGCTATGGAGAAGTTAATTTCTGTTAGTGAAACAGCCGATCCAATGGTCAAGGCACAAGCGATGGTGTTTAAGGATCATATAAGAGAGTTAATTACTTTTTATATGAAAGAAGCGATTCGCTCAGATAGGACAACTATTTGCGCTGAGTTAGCAAAACAGGGCCACGCTGACTTGGCTCGAATTATTAGCAAAATATGAGGTAATAATCATGGCAATTACACAGGCAATGTGTACTTCTTTTAAGGTTGAAATGCTTAATGGCATTCACGCCTTTGGTACTACAGTGGCTCGTGCTGGCACAACAGCGGATACAATGAAAATTGCCCTGTTCACTAGCTCTGCTACTTTAGATGCGACCACAACGGCGTATAGCACGTCTGACGAAACGTCTGGAACAGGGTATGTTGCAGGAGGTAATACTCTTACTACTGTAGCCCCCACAAGCTCTGGAACAACTGCGTTTACTGACTTTGCGGATACTACTTGGTCTTCATCGACTATTACCGCCAGAGGCGCGTTGATCTATAACAGCACTCAGTCTGATAAGGCAGTTGCTGTACTGGACTTCGGTTCGGACAAATCATCCTCTGCGGGTGACTTTACCATTGTTTTCCCAACGGCGGATGCTAGTAACGCGATTATACGGATAGCCTAGTATGGCAGACGTAAGAGTCGTATTTGAGGGTTGGGGTCGAGGCCCGTGGGGTTTTGGCCCGTGGGGAGAAGGTAGCTACGGCACCTTCGAACTCACTACGTCTCTTGGGGAAGAATCTGTAACCACCGGCGTTAGCGTTAGTCTTACGGGTGTTCAAGGCACTACAACTCTAGGTAATGTTGTTGCTAATGCTGATGGGAATGTAGATGTATTAGGTCAAGCCGCTACAGCAGAGCTTGGGACTATAACCGTAAGCGCCGAGGCTAATGTAAGTATTACCGGTGTAGCCGGAACTACGGCGCTGGGTACGGCAACTGCGACGGGTGATGCTAATGCAAACGTCAACGGTGTTGAAGCTACCTCTGAGTTAGGTACAACTTCAGTCACCGCCGATGCTAATGTAAGTGTTACAGGGGTTGTAGGTACTAGCGCGTTAGGTACGGCTACTGTAATAACAATAACTTACGTAAATGTTACGGGAGTTGCAGCTAACAGTGCGGTTGGAGATGTAACGCTAGAGCTAGGTGCGACTGCCTTCCCAACAGGTGTAGAGGCAACTGGACAACTAAATACTGTACTAGTTTGGGGGGAAATAATCCCAAATCAAAATGCAAACTGGACGGAAATAGTCCCGAATCAAACATCGAACTGGACGGATATTGCAGCATGAAAACGGTAACAACAGCAGTTACTTTAGAAAGTGGTATAGACCCAAAACATGAAATTGAGATTTTATGCGCTAATTGTGGGTTTGACCTAGACGAATCTGAGTTAGAAGCAGATACTTGTTCTGATTGTGGGCAAACACTTAACCTACAAAAAAATTTAAAAATATACGCTACGAGCGTCCCGGTGGCAGAAGGCCATACGATGGTTTGAGGTAAAGAATAATGGCTACCTATATAAATAATTTAAGACTAAAAGAAATAACCACGGGCGATGAGGACGGTACTTGGGGTACAAGTACGAACACCAATCTTGAGCTTATTGCTGATGCTTTAGGGTACGGCACTGAAGATGGGTTTGCTACTGATGCGGATGCCACCATAACAGTCGCTGATGGGGTTGCTGACCCTACTAGGGCTTTTTATCTCAAAGTAACATCTAGCGCAACTCTCACAGCTACTAGAACACTCACAATAGCCCCTAATACAATATCTAGGGTCATGTTTATTGAGAACGCTACTACTGGCTCTCAAAGTATTCAGATTAGTCAAGGTAGTGGGTCAAATGTAACAGTCCCAAATGGCAGTTCAAAACTAGTTTATTTAGACGGCGCAGGGGCTACTGCGGCAGTAGTTGATATAACTGCCAACCTTTCTCTGGCGGCAATACCGGGGTCGTTTACAGACCTTACCGCTACTGGCACGGTTAATTTCACAGGTGCAACAGTCTCTAATTTAGGGTCGGTTACTACCGCTGACATAAACGGCGGTACGGTTGATGGTGTGACTGTGGGAGGTTCGTCGGCAGGAGCCGGTACGTTTACTACGCTGTCCGATCAAGATGGTAGTGTAAGAGCGATTCCTCCTGTTGGCACTAAAACGACCAGCTACACCCTTACAACCTCTGATGTAGGTCAATATGTACAGGTAGGTAGTGGCGGGTCTATTACCATCCCAGACGCTACTTTCTCCGAAGGCGACGCCATAAGCGTATTTAATAACACTACTGGTGGGATAACCATAACGTGTTCTATTACTACGGCGTATATTGCTGGGACAGATACAGACGTAGCTAGTATTACTTTAGATACAAGAGGCGTTGCTACTATTTTGTTTATCTCTGGTACGGTTTGTGTAATCACAGGAAACGTCGGCTAATGAGTGGTATCCATTTAGCAGTTCTAGGAGGCAGGGGCAGAACGATAGACGCCAGTATTTTAGTTATTGCTGGCGGTGGTGGTGGCGGGAGCGCCCTTGGGAGCGGTGGTAGTGGAAACGGTGATTCTCTAGCGAGCGGCAAACTTGTGCCGGGCAAAGTTTACACCGTTACCGTTGGGGCTAATGGAAACGGCGGTGTTAGCGGTACCGACGGTGGGTCTTCAAGTTTCGGTTCTATCCTTTCCGCCGCCGGTGGTGCGCGTGGCCTACCTGCCGCCGGGTCAGTTGGCGGCGATGGTGCTGGTGGCGCAAATTCCGGTTCAACTGGCGGTGTTGGTATTTCGTGGGAAGGTCAATCCGCTATTGGTGGCGGCGGTGGCGGTGGTAATGGTGGTGCCGGGACTGACGGTGGCGGTAACGGTGGTGTTGCTGGCATTGGATGGATAGTCGCACAACCGGGAACGGATGGCGAAGGTGGCGGCGGTGGCGGTGGCTCTAGCACAACGGAATCATCCGCCGGGGCGCGTGGTGGTTCTGGCGTTGTAAAACTAAAATTATTAACCGATGATTACACCGGCACTTATACCGGCTCCCCGTCTATTAGCACAGATGGGGATTACACCATTTTGGCATGGATTTCTAGTGGGAGTTATACGGCGTGAATTGTTTCGCTTTAATAGATCAAAACGATGTCGTTGTTGACGTTATAGTGGCAGATCAAGATTTCATTGATAACCACGCAAAAACGCCGGACGGGTGCGAATGGGTGGAAACAGACCGGGACGCGTGGGAAGGTGAAAGTCTACGCGAAAATCACACACCGTTGCGAAAAAACTTTGCCGGTATAGGTTTTACTTACGACGCCGCAAGGGATGCCTTTATACCGCCACAGCCTTACCCAAGCTGGACACTAAACGAAACAAGTTGTATTTGGGAACCTCCAGTACCTTACCCGACAGACGGAAAACGCTATAATTGGAATGAAGACACCCAGCAGTGGGAAATTAAAGATTAATTAGGTGCGAACATGGCTACTTACGATAATGATTTACGCTTAACAGAGCTAACTACAGGCGACGAGATCGGTAGCTGGGGTACAGTATCGAATACTAATTTAGAGCTTATTGCTGATTCACTCGGTTATGGCACCCAAGATTGCTTCTCTACCGACTCAAACTCAACAACTACGGTACCTGACGGCTCTGCTGACCCTAGTCGTGCTATGTATTTTAAGGTTACTTCCAGCGCAACCCTTACTGCTACTCGTGTACTGACAATTGCCCCCAACACAATTAGTCGTTTGATGTGGGTAGAAAACGCTACCACAGGCTCCCAAAGTATTGATATAAGCCAAGGTTCTGGCGCAAACGTCACCATAGAAAATGGTGCGACAAGGATTATTTATCTTGATGGCGCTGGTGCGGGAGCGGCAGTTATCGACGCTATGGCTAATACTCAATTACAATACAGTGATGGAGTTACATCAAATATACAAACTCAATTAAATACGAAAGCAACAGTTGATGATGCCTTGGCATTGTCTATAGCTTTAGGGTAATCATCATGGCTAATACTTTTAAAAATTACACGGGTGCCTCAATAGGAACGTCTCCCAGCACTGTATACACCGTCCCAGCGAGTACCACGGCGGTTATCATCGGGCTGAACTTGGCTAACCGTACTGCAAGTAGCGTGACTGTAGATGTACAACTAGGCTCTACGTATATTGTCAAAGCGGCACCTGTACCTTCTGGATCAGCATTAAGTGTCTTAGACGGTAAAATTATTGCAGAAACCACAGAAACTATAGTAGTTACATCTGATACGGCATCTTCAATAGATGCGATTGTGAGCGTACTGGAGCAGACCTAATGTCAGGATATATAGGAAATCAGCCGGTACCAGAGGCTACGCAAACAAGAGACAGCTTTACTGCTACCGCAAGTCAGACCACGTTTACAACGTCCCAAGGATACTCTGTGGGGTTTATCGACGTGTTTATGAACGGTGTAAGGCTAACAGGTTCAGATTTCACAGCTACTGATGGCAGTACCGTGGTTCTTGCTTCGGGTGCCGCGTCCGGTGATTTAATAGACATTATTGCCTATTCTACGTTTACCCCTTCTGACGCTGCTGGTTTGAATACTGCTAATACTTTCACCGCAGACCAGACAATTAGTGCTGAACTTATAGCCGACAGCTACAACGAGTCCTATAACGCGGTTACATCTACCTCAAACGCCACTACTGTAGATTGCGAAACAGGTAATGTTTTTAGCCACACGTTGACTGAAGCGACCACGTTTACCTTTAGCAACCCTCCTACTACTGGGACTGCCTACGCTTTCTCATTAAGGATTGTGCAGGACGCTAGTGCGTCAGGCTTTGCAGTAACATGGCCTGCTTCTGTTGACTGGCCCTCCGCTACGGCTCCCACATTGACCGCTACTGCCAGTGCTGTAGATTGGTTTGTTTTTTCTACCGTTGACGGTGGAACAACTTGGTATGGGTTTACTTCAGGACAGGCACTCGCATAAATGAGTAACTTTACCAAACTAATGCAGCAAGCAGCCTCTGGCGTTGGCGGTGGTAGCTTCTACCCGTACACGGTGGATTACTCCTGCCGGTTTAATGATGGTGACAGTCCGTATCTAACCAGAACACAGGCGACACCAACAAGTGCCGGAGTATGGACGTTCAGTACATGGATAAAACTAGTAAGCCCCAGCGATTCCGCAGAAATTTTGGCGTCAGGCCCGAATGTAAGTAACTATGAAAGGGTGACGTTTACAGGAAGCACATCTACTTTTTATTGGGATAAAACAACCTCTGGAATACAAAGGGATTTACTAGGCAATGCAAACGTATCACACCGCGACCCTTCCGGGTGGTTACACCTTCTAGTAAGGAAAAACGGAACTACAGCATCAGAAATAATAGTCAATGGCGTGTCTCTGGATACGCATACGCCTTCTGCGTTCACAAACTATATGAACGTGGCTTCAACAGAGCAAAACATTGGGAGACTTACTGCCTCATATCCCAATAACTACGGTGACTATTATCTATCACAGGTAGCTTTTGTTGATGGTCAATACCTTGATTACGATGATTTCACCGAATTTAAAAACGGTGTACTTTGCCCATCAGATTTATCAGGCATCACATGGGGAAATAACGGATTCTTGCTAGACTTTGGCAACTCTGCCGCACTCGGCACAGACGTATCAGGCAACGCAAACAATTTCACATCTTCAGGGCTGACAAGTTCTGACCAAGTCACTGATACTCCCAGTAACAACTTTGCTACGCTGAACGCTCTGCTTACTACCTCTATCTCTGACGGAAACTTATACCATACCTATATTAGTGGAACTTATGATAGTGCTGTTAGCACATTATCTGTAACTAGCGGGAAGTGGTATGCAGAATGCACAATTACTAAGAATGGTACTTATCCCGGTTTTGGAATAGTTGAAGCGGATGCAGCCATAGCAACAAACCCATCTAACGTTAATTATATCGGAAGCACTAATGGGGGTGGATATGGTTTTTACCCCGGCTTAGGCTGGTATAGAAACCAAACTCTCTTACAATCTAATACAACATCAATATCAACAGGAAGTGTAATCGGGCTTGCTTTAGATTTAGATTCATCCCCCAGAACAATAAAAGTATATGATGATGGCACGTTAATAGACACTTTAAGTAATATAGATTTACCTTCTGCTGGTTATATTTTTGGTACTAGCATTTATACTGGTAATAGTAGCGCAGCAGGTAGATGGAATTTTGGTCAAACAGCTTTTGTTCATACACCCCCAACAGACCACTTAGCCCTATCCACAGCCAACTTACCAGAACCCACTATCGGGCCTAACTCAGACATTAAACCAGAAGACTGTTTCGCCACTGTACTCTACACAGGCAACGGCACAGCGATTGGTTCTGGCGGTAAAGTAATCACAGGTGTCGGCTTTCAGCCTGATATGGTGTGGATTAAGAACAGGGATGCCGCTGACTCTTGGATGGTCTTTGATTCGGTTCGTGGTGCTACTAAGTATCTGAGTTTGAATTCCACTGCTGATGAAGCAACGAGTACAGAAAGTCTTACGAGTTTTGACGCAGATGGATTTACCCTTGGCAACCAAAACGCAGTCAATACCAATACGGAAAATTATGTTGCTTATTGTTTCAAAATCACAGCGGGGTTTTTTGACATACAAAATAATTTAGGCACAGGAGTCGCAAAAACAGTAGCGCATGATTTGGGAGTAGTCCCAGCTTTTATAATTAATAAAGCATACGACCGAGGCACAGGAAGTAACTGGCCTGTTTATTGTGAAGCATGGCCTGTACCAGACCCAGAAACGGACAATCAAATTTTGAATGGCACTCTTGCTATAATAGACGACAGCACCATGTGGAACGATACCGCGCCAACATCCTCCGTTTTTTCCGTAGGGACTAACGTCACTAATTTAAACGGTGTTAATTCGATTGTTTATTTATTCGCCAATGTTCCCAATTTCTGCAAGATTGGATATTACGAAGGGAATGGAAGTGCTGACGGGGCGTTTCAGTATTTGGGTTTTAGTCCTATCTTACACATAAATAAAAGGACTGACGCAGCTGCTAGTTGGAATATTTACGATACAAAGCGTAGCCCATACAACCCAATGGATAAACAACTGTTCCTTGATTCGCCAAATGTTGAAAACACTACATCAGGTGGTATAAAAGATGCACTATCAAATGGTGTGAAGTTGCGGGGTACAGGTTCTACTACCAACGCATCTGGCGGTGACTACATAACCCTATCAATTGGCACATCCTCTAAATACAGTAACGCAAGGTAAACGACAATGAGTTTAGCAAGAGACTTGGCTGATAGCCTATTCACAAAAGTAACAACCTTTGACTCTGGCGTTATTGAAGAATATAACGCGACAGGTACTAGTGGTGCAGTCACTATTGACTTAGACACTGGCACTAACTTCTCTACAGCTATGGCGGGTGCAGTCACCTATACTTTTAGTAACCCAGCAGCCAGTGGTAAATCTTCATCTTTTACCCTGAAGGTTGTCAATGACGGTAACGCTATCACATGGCCTACTTCAGTTGATTGGCCTGCTGCTACTGCTCCTACACTGTCAGCCAGTGGCGCAACAGACTACTTTGTTTTCATCACGCACGATGGCGGTACTACTTGGTACGGCTTTACTGCTGGACAGGCAATGGCGTAATGACTAGTTCTAAGAACTTAATACAGGCAAGTGCTGGTGTTGGCGGTGGTAGCTTCTACCCGTACACGGTGGATAATTCTGCGCGCTTTAATGACGATGATTCTGCTTATCTTAGTAGAACGCCATCTGCGGGAAACTCCAAAACATTTACAATTTCTTATTGGATGAAGGTTGCCAGTCCCACTCCAGTTGACTTTATGCTTGCCGCACGAAACAGTTCTGGCGGGGCTTTTTTTTCCATCAAGTACAACACAAACGGTGCGTTGCAAGTAAACGACTCACAAAACTCAGATGCGCTAAATTTAGTAAGTAATGCACTCCACAGAGATGTATCTTCTTGGTATCACATTGTTGTTGCTATGGATACAACACAAGCAACATCGTCTGATAGGTGTAAGATATATGTAAATGGGGTGCAAATAACAAGTTTCTCAACATCCTCATACCCCGCACAAAACGCTAACATGATTTGGAATACTGCGGTTGGACACTACATAAATTGCAGTGTTAATGCTAGCGGGACTCCAATTTTATTTTGGGATGGCTATTACTCACAAGTATCTCATGTGGACGGCACAGCACTAGACCCTACATCATTCGGTGAGGACAAGAACGGTGTCTGGGTTCCAAAGAACATATCAGGACTCACATTCGGAACCAACGGCTTCTACTTAGACTTCTCCAACTCAGCCGACCTTGGCAATGATGTTTCAGGTAACAACAACGACTTCACTTCTTCAGGGCTGACAAGTTCTGACCAGATGACAGATACTCCCACCAACAATTACCCAACCCTGCAAGCCGCTTTTTCTATTTCTGCTACAACATATTCCAACGGTAATTTAGAGGCTCAACAAGATAGCGGGGCTTTTAAACACACTCGCGCTACTTTTGGTTTGCCAACAACTGGGAAGTGGTATTGGGAAGTTCAGTTTATTGATGCAAGGGCTACCGACCCTCCAAGCACGGCTTTTGGTATAGGTGTATCAGACAATGACGGAATAGGAGACTCAGGATATTCAACTGGCGCAGTCATTGCAACTATACCCGGCAGTACAACAACCTACGCTTACGAAGATGGTGCTTATACTCCAGCAGATAACATAACTCTAAGTAACGCTGTCGTAGATGGCGATTGGTTTGGTATTGCCTACGATGCTGACACCCGCAAAATGTGGCTTTGGTCAGAAAGAGATAATACATGGCTTGCTTCTGGCGACCCTGCAAACGGGACAAACCCGTGGAAAACACTTACAGCCTTATCTGCAAGTCAGACTTATTTCCCCATTGCTTTGACTCAGACAAACGACTCTGGTAGATGGAGCAAGTTTGGAGTTAATTTTGGTCAATATGCGTTCGTTGGTTCAGCGCCTACAGACTTTTTAGAACTAAAAGCAGCCAACCTCCCAGAACCCACTATCGGGCCGAACTCAGACACTAAGCCTGATGAAGTATTTGAACCAATCCTTTATACAGGCAATGGCACAAGCCAGAGCATCAGCACTTTAGAGTTCCAGCCTGACTTCACATGGATTAAGAACAGGGATGCCGCTGACAGACATATGCTGTTTGATGCTGTTCGTGGAGCGACTAAGTACCTGTCATCCAACTCAACCAACGCTGAAGCAACAGATGCGCAATCACTATCTAGCTTTAACTCCAATGGTTTTTCTGTGGGCAACAACGTACAAGTAAATACTAATGCTGAAGACTATGTAGCATGGAACTGGAAAGAAAACTCAGAATTTTTTGACATAGTTACATGGACAGGTACTGGGGGTGCTGGGACTATATCTCATAACCTAAACGGCACACCAGATATGGGAGTAGTCAAAAGAAGGGACGCTGCGGATAGTTGGTACTTTATGTCTCCGGTAACATCAAACTATACAAACCCTGCCTACGGCTCTTTAAATACTAGCGGAGCGTTTTTAAATTCTGGTTCTGGTATTACTAACTGGAACAGTACAGATATTAGCTATGCTTCCTACTATGGAGGTTCAGGTGATAAATGGGTCTTGTATCTTTGGAAAAACTTGGACGGTATGTGCAAATGCGGAAGCTACACCGGGAATGGCTCCAGTGACGGCCCCATGATTTTCACAGGTATGCGTCCTGCTTTTGTGCTGGTTAAATCATCAACTTATGCAGGTACTTTTTGGCTAATGTCTGCTGACCCGAATGAATATAACGTGGTAGACACATATCTAGCAGCAGATTCTTCTAATGCTGAATTTAGTCCTTATACATGGATAGATTATTTATCAAATGGATTTAAATTAAGGCAGACTGGAGATTCTTTGAACAGGTCAGGACAAACATACATCTACATGGCATTCGCAGAGAACCCATTTAAATACGCAAACGCACGATAGGTAACATAATGAAATACTACAAGACAGAAACATCAACAGTGGTTAGCGAGAGGCAAGTTCTCAGAGATAACCCCAATACATCATTTGCGTTACCCTTTAGTGACGCGACACTGGCTTCTCTTAACTTGGTCAGACTGACAGACGACACCAAACCAACCTATGACGCAGCTACCGAGAAGGTTATTGAAGATGTCATAGAAGTACGCGATGGCGTGGCTTATCAGACCTACAGCGTAATAGCCCGCCCTGCCGAAGCTATAGCTAACGAACTGGCTAACAAGAAAGCTAACGTACGGGCACAGCGTAACGCACGACTGGCTGAGACTGACTGGGCCATGATGCCTGACTCTCCTCTCATCGACTACGACAAAGGCTTGATGGCAAGCTACCGTACTGCACTGCGGGATGTCCCGGCACAGGCTGGGTTCCCGAACAACGCACTGCCTGAAGGCCCAGACCAGCAGCCTTATGATTCTTGGACATACGACAGCACTAACTTTGTCTGGAATGCCCCACTGCCTAAACCAGAAGGTGAAGCGTACTGGGATGAAGATGCGTACCAAGAAGACAACACTACAGGTTGGATAACTATAGGTTAGAAAAATGATAGAGGTCATGGCGGCAGTTAGCCTTGCAAATAGTGCCTTCAATGCCCTCAAGTCAGGATTGGAAAAAGGCAAAGAACTACAGGACATGGGCGAGACTCTTGGCAAGTTTTGGGATGCTAATGAGCGTATTACGCAAGCTAGTATTGAGAACGAAACCGCCACTTATGCCCAAAAGTTACTAAATGGTAAAAGCATCGAATCGCAAGCACTAGAAATTACCATAGCAAAGACCAAAGCAAGGAAGATGGAGAACGAGCTGCGTGAATTCCTGATTTATTCTGGGCAAGGTGAGTTCTACCGCGAAATGTTGCGGGAAAGGCGGGCTATCAAGAACCAGCGTCTTCGGAAGAAAAGGGCGCAGGAACTAGCCAAAAAAGATGCGATGGACTTGGCGCTTATTGTTTTCCTTTTTGGTCTAGGTGGAGGTGTACTAGCCGTTATTGTTGCTTTAATAGCAGAAGCCCAATAATATAAGCATGTATAACTTTAAGTCGTAGAAGGAAGTAGTTATGGATTTTCAAGTATTATTTAACGTAGCACTTAGTGTAGTTATGATGCTAAGTGGCTGGATGATCCGATCCGTTTACGATGCCATTAATAAATTGAGGAGCGATCAAGTACAGTTAGAAAGGTTACTGTATGCGGATTTCGTTAAAAAAGACGATTATCGAGAAGATATACGGGAAATTAAGTCAATGCTTTCGGGCATCTTTAATAAGCTGGATAACAAAGAGGATAAAAAGTAATGGAAAAGGTAAAAGCAAAGGTAGTGGAAGGTTTGGAGAAAATCGGCAAGATAGTACACGGGGATTGCGACTCCTGTCTGGGTGTGAAAACAATCGTAGTAGCCGTCCTGATGATACTCATCGTAATCGGGTAAGTTGCCCGTGGCATAGAGATAAGTGGGATTGGTGATGAAATTTCTGAAGATAAAGAATCTGGTTGGCGCTGTTGCCCCATCTCTTGGTGCAGCTATGGGTGGTCCACTGGGTGGTGCTGCCGGGAAGATTATTGCCGGTGTTTTAGGTTGTGAGCCTTCTGCTGGTTCTATCGAAAAGGCTATGCAGGAAGTAACGCCAGACCAACTAGCTGAGATTAAACGCCAAGAGCTTGAATTCGAAGCTCAAATGAAAGAAATGGATGTAGATTTGTTTGCCCTACAGACCGCTGATATTCAGGATGCACGTAAATATTTTGCTAAAGACTGGACACCACGAATAATTGCAGTGACTTTAGTTGCTGGGTTCCTAGGTTATATATTTATGATTACTGTAGCAGACCCAGAAGAGAATCCTTTAGAAATCATAAACTTAGTGCTTGGTTGGTTAGGTGGTACTACAAGTGCAATCATAAGTTTCTATTTTGGTGCATCCAATACTAAGGACGATAAATGAGTAAGTTGACAGAAATGCTCCGAAGACATGAAGGAGTAGAGACACACGTTTACCTAGATACTGAAAATCTTGAGACTATTGGCGTAGGTAGAAACATTTCAAAAACAGGTTTAGGTTTGTCGGATGATGAGGTAAACTACCTTTTGCAGAATGATATTTCCCGCGTAATCAACGAGTTAAGCGGTGCTTTTCCTTGGTTTTCTGGGCTAAACGAAGCCCGTAAAGATGCCATGATTTCGTTAGGATTCAACCTAGGTTTACCAAGGTTGCTTAAATTTAAAAACGCTTTAGAATCAATGAGTTCTGGCGATTTTGAATCTGCATCTGAGCATTTTTTAGACAGCAGGTGGGCAACGCAAGTAAAAAATAGGGCTATTGAATTGACTGACATGATTAGGTCTGGGGAATATGCCGATACAAAAAATTCAATTTAAGCCCGGTGTAGATAGAGAAACTACTCGCTACAACGCCGAAGGCACATGGTACGAGACAGATAAAGTCCGTTTCCGCCGTGGTATGCCCCAGAAGATTGGTGGTTGGGAGCGTATCTCCTCAGACACGTTTTTGGGTGTGTGTCGGTCTATGTTCAACTGGGTTACTCTAGGTGGACAAAACTTAGTATCAGTCGGTACTAACATCAAATACTATATCGAACGTGGTGGAGCTTATTACGACTCTACCCCCTACCGCCTTATTTCCGGTGCCGGAGATGCCACATTTGCCGCTGTTAATGGTGACGCTACTATTACCGTAACTGAAGTAGCTCACGGGGCTGTGGCAGGTAGTTATGTAACCTTTTCCGATGCGGTTAGCCTAGGTGGCAACATTACTGCTGATGTACTTAATCAAAACTATATAATAGATAGTGTAGTAGATGCAGACAATTTTACGGTAGAAGCGGTTGATACTTCTGGCGCAACGGTGTTGGCTAATGTTTCTGACACTGGTAATGGTGGCGCTTCCACTGTAGCTTCTTACGAAATAGCCCCCGGAGCGGAGTATGCAGTACCTTTTTCCGGTTGGGGTGCGGGCACATGGGGGTCTAGTACTTGGGGTCTAGGAGCTACCACTACTGCAAATATACGTCTTTGGAGTCAAGCTAACTTTGGAGAAGACCTTATTTTAGCTGACCGTGGCGGGGATATTTACATTTGGGATGCTAGTGCTGGTGCTGTTGCAGGTAACAGAGCGACATTTTTAACTGAAGCGGCGGGTCAATCTGGTGTACCCACTATAGTAAATTACACTACCGTATCTGATATATTCCGTTTTGTATTTTGTTTTGGTTGCAATCCGGTAGGCTCTAGTGTCCTTGATCCTATGCTTATACGTTGGTCAGACCAAGAAGATGCAATAAATTGGACACCTCAAGCGACTAACCAAGCTGGTAGTTTACGCCTTTCTAATGGTAGTGAGATAGTTACTGCCCTTCAATCAAGGCAAGAAATGTTGGTTTGGACAGACGCCGCCCTCTACGGCATGCAGTATCTGGGTGCCCCAGAAGTGTGGGGGGCTAATTTATTAGGTAGTAACTTAACAATAGCCAGTCAGAACGCGGCTATAATTGCCAGTGATATTGCTTACTGGATGGGTAAAGATAAGTTCTACAGCTATGACGGTGTGGTTAAAACATTACCCTGTTCTATCCGTAGTTATATATTTGACGACTTTAACCAACAGCAAACCGATCAAGTTATATGTGGTACTAATGAGAGGTTTAACGAAGTGTGGTGGTTTTACTGCTCTTCAGGTTCCACTACTGTGGATAGGTACGTCATATATAATTATGGGGAAGATGCTTGGGCGTACGGTAACATGGCTAGAACCGCTTGGATTGACGCTGACTTACGAGAACTCCCATTAGCCGCTACATATAGCAACAACATAGTAAAACACGAGATAGGGTACGATGACAAAGAAACATCTTCGGTATACCCAATTACTGCTACGTTAGTATCAGCAGAGTTTGATCTAGACGACGGCGACAGAGCTATGTTTATTTCCCGCGTCTTACCTGACGTTACTTTTGCAGGGTCTACTGCATCTACACCAGCAGTAACAATGACTATATCTCCTATGGTTAACTCCGGTTCTGGATATAACACTCCACTTTCTGAAGGTGGAAACAGTTCGGCTACTGTAACGCGTACTGCTACTGTACCTATTGAAGAGTTCACAGGGCAGGCTTATGTACGTCTTAGGGGTCGGCAGATGGCATTTAAGGTCGAGTCTACTGCGGAAGGGGTGGCTTGGAAACTAGGTGCTACACGTTTTGATATGCGTCCTGATGGCAGGAGAGGGTAATGAGTGAATCCCTAATCAGCAGGACACCGCCCCCAGCCCTACCAATACCGGGCGATAATGTCGATAAGCGGTATATAGACTCACAGAATAACGTATTGAGGTTGTACTTCGGACGCGTCTCTAATGCCATAAATAACGTAACAGGTCACCTTGGTGGTAGGTTTTTAGACCAAGCTAACGCGCTTTTCTACTCTATTGTAGACCAGACAGCCGCCACTACAAACACAGGATACCCGATTCAATTTGAGAATACTTATTTAAATCATGGTGTTACAATAAACGGCGCGTCTAGCTCGCAGATAACCATAGAATACTCAGGTATATATAACTTCCAGTTTACTGGGTCTGTGTATAGTGTCTCTGCGTCGCCTAAGAATGTGTACTTCTGGATTAGGCGTAACGGTACTGATATTGGTTACTCCACTAAGCAGTACGTATTGTCCGGCTCTGGGGATGCCGTCCCGGTAACGTGGAACTTTAATATAGATATGACCACAGGACAGTATTTGGAGATGATATGGGCTACTTCCGATACGGCAGCCATTCTTGAAGCCGCCGCGCCGTCTAGCCCCCACCCCGGTATACCGTCTGCTGTTATGGCAGTTAGTCTAGTATCAGCGTTGCCTGACACGCTGCCGACTCCTCCGTAGGTGATGAGATGAAGAAATTTCAAGGTGGTGGCGGTTTATTCGGTGGCAATACAGCACTTGAGCAAGCCGCACTAGAAAGAATGTGGGGTGGCACTGTACCCCCTACTTTAGCTTCAGTTGCCCAGACTGGCCTTAACACGGTGGCGGCACAGGGGGCGCAAGGTATAGGGTCGCTATTTACTAATCCTATTAACCCCCTAAGTGTAGCATTACTTGGACAACAGCTTTACAAAGGCTATAGCGGTAGAAAGACAGCAGAACGCCAGAAGATGGACAACCTCAAACTGCTTACTGAAGATGAAATGAGAAAGGCTGGGGTAGACCCTTACGAACAATTCCCCATAGATATGTTCGACCCAAACACTAACCCTAATATGATTTCGGAGTTCTCCTCTGCTATGGAGAGTGGGGATGGTACTCTTTCCCCAGAAGAGTGGGCAGAAGAAAAACAATTGGACGCTGTAGACCGGAGTATTTGGGAGTGGCGCGAACAAAACCAAGATGTTATGCAGAAGCGCTATGACGATTTTTTAGCGTCGGGTTTGGATTACGCTGACTACAAAAAACAACTCACCGCTACCACATCAGAGGTAGCCCAAGACGTTTCAGGTACTACCAACCCACGAGACTATACCGACATAACCGGGACTATAGACGTTGCGGGCATTCCGGGGGACTTGATGGAAGGCACTTATGTAGACCCCGACGGTAGAAGGTGGGGTTATGACATGCTGGGTAGGAAATGGGTTATGTCTGAACCTACACCTCCACAAGAAGTTCCTACTGACGATTCAAGCACTAGTGGTGGTGGCGGTGGTGGTGGCGGTGCGGCTGATACGGCGGCGCAAGCGGCGGCAGATGCGGAAGCGGCTCGCATACTCCTTGAGGGTGGCCTAGAAGGGGGCAAAGACTTCAACTACGAAGACTATAAAGTTAACCCTGATTTGTATAACTACGACCCTATCGCCGGTCAGCTACACGAAGCTATATTAGGTGAGATCGACCCTACGCTACGGGAAAAACTTATTAAAGACTACGAGGGTACGTATGGTACTTACGACCCAAATAACCCACCCACCCCTACAAAGAAAACACAGGCAGAGCTAGACGCTGACGCCGCACAGAGAAAAGCCGAAAAACAAGCCGCACAAGAAGCCAACGTAACAACAGGGCAAGCTGGTACTACTGGAGGGTTAGGTACACCGAGAGTTGTTCCTGTATATGTGCCGGGGGGTAATAATGGCGTCCCCTCAGCAGACCCCAACACCGTTGATATTGTGGAAGTTCTTACAAATGGGTCAGAGGGGCCGGAGGTATCCGACGTTATTAATCTTGACCCCAACGCCAATGCAGACGGTACATGTAAAGCAGGTTACACAAAAGGTGCCAATGGCATGTGCGCATTGAACGACCCCGGTAACGGCGGTGATGGTGGGGAAGGAGAAAATGGAGAAGGTGAAGGAAACGATGGAACTGGTGAAGGAGAAAATGGAGAGGGTGAAGGGGAAAATGGAGAAGGTAAAGGAAACGATGGGACTGGTGAGGGTGATGGTGGTGATGGTGATGGTGATGGAACAGGTACCGGCGGTTACGGGCAAGGCGTAGCAGTAATTACTGGCGCACCCGGTGACGTAGTAGATTTAGATTATCTATATGATATTTCTGGGAGCAGTATATTTGCCCCACGTTTACAGGACGAAGGTGAAACAGACGATAATAGACCCTACGTTTACGCTAAAAGTGGTGGTATGATACACAATAATTACGACTTGACAGATGAGATTCTACGTCGTTTGATTAGAGGAAGGTAAGATGGCATTAACAGCGGCAGATTATGTAGCTTTGATGGACGCAGCTACTAATACAACTCCTAACAAGGTCGACGACCCAAGTTTTTTCCAGAAAGCTGGGAATTTTCTCAGTGGGGACGCGGGTAAAGCCATAGCCGCAGGTATAGGTGGATTGTTTGGACTTGCGGGCGGTGGTGGCGATACTCAAGGTTCGCAGGGTTATACCGGTGGTATTCCCGAATATACAACCCAACGAGAATTAGTACCGGGTGTTTTTGATCCTACAGGTAGACGTCCCGGTGAAGCTGGTAGAAGATATTTTACCGATACTCAGTACATTCCAAAGACAGATGCCGCAGGTATCCAGACTGTTATGGGTGGAGATTATCTAGCTCAATTAAACGCCGATGCTCTTGCCCGACAGCAGCAAGGTGAAGCCGCTAACCAAGGGTTACTACAAGCGTTAATAGCTAACCAGATGATGCGTCAAGCATCCACCACGGGCACTACACCGACTACATCACCAATAAAGGAAACATCCCTCGTACAACCAATAGATGTACTACCAAAAACAGAAATAATACCCACGCAACCAACCGCTCCAGAAGGGCTTGCAGGTGGGGCAGTAGGGGATGCGGTATATGAGCCAGCATACAATACCGTAAAGCAAATGTTAAGGACTATACGTAGTAAATACGGTAATTTAGCGAAACCTGCCGCTATACAAGAAGTTGCTGATATGATGAACCGTTTCGGGATCACTCCCGATACTATGGCTAAAATAACCGGCTACGATAGAAAGGCTATTGCCGATCAGTATGCCGCCGCTGGATACGCACAAGGTGGTATAGCTTCCCTTGGTGGGCAGGGTTACTACTTAGGCGGAACTACTGATGGTATGGCAGATAAAGTACCCGCAACTATTGATGGTAGGGAACCGGCTCGGCTTAGTGATGGTGAGTTTGTTATTCCCGCCGATGTAGTAGGTCACTTAGGCAACGGTAATTCCGATGCCGGAGCAAAACAGTTATACTCTATGATGGACAGAATACGGAAAGACCGTACTGGAACTACCCGACAAGGTAAACAAATAAACCCCAATAACTACTTAATGGGCTGAGGTTGACATGCAAAAATTTAATGTAGGTGGGACAGCAGGCGCACTTGGGCAGTCTTCGTCCCTTTCCCCGTGGGCTGGGCCTTATGTTACTGATATGCTCGGTAAGGGCGCTGCTCTTGCTAATATGCCCTATACCGCGTACCAAGGCCCACTGACTGCTGGCGCATCCGATCTACAGCAACAGGCTTTTCAAGGTTTGGCTGGTTTAGCCGTCCCTACTGCAACCACTGTGGGGTCTTTTACGGGGAGTATGCCTAGCTATAGTGGTGGGTATAATCTGGGTGGGCCTAGTGGCCCAGTTGGCGGTGGTGGATATAATCTGGGTGGGCCTAGTGGCCCAGTTGGCGGTGGCGTCGGCTACGATTCCCGTAACTATGTGCCTGAAAATATACAAAAACAATTTGAAGCTATGGAGTCAGGGGCTGATAGCTTGCGTATGCGCGGTGTAGACCAAGACCCAGAGTTTGATTCATTGGCACAAACTTGGCTGTCTAATAACCCGGACAAAGATATTTTTGACTTCACTAGAAGTACAGAATTTCAAGCGTATAAAGGTGCGCAAGGCATGCCTTCTGCAATGGGCGCCCAATCTCCCCGAATGTCACAAACACCGCAAGCACAGCAATCCGTAGCACCGCAGTCCGTAGCCCGGCAGTCCGTAGCCCAGCAGTATATGAACCCGTACGTGGATATGGCACTTCAGCCTCAAATGGAAGAGGCGCGTCGTCAGGCACAGATAGAACAGCAGAACCTTCAGAGCAGATATGGAAGAGCCGGTGCGTACGGCGGTGGACGTCAGGCCGTAGCTGAAGCTGAATTGTCAGGCGCACTACAAAGAAATCTTGCCAATATATACGGTACTGGGATGGAGAAAGCTTACGATAAAGCGGCTGACTTATTTGGTCAAGAACGTAACTATGGCTTACAAGCCTTACAGCAACAGCTTGGTGCTGGTGGTACACAGCGTGGGATAGAGTCTGAAGGTATCGCGGCGGATATTAGGCAGTTTGAACAAGAGCGTGATTACCCCTACAAACAAGTACAGTACATGCAGTCACTACTGCAAGGGTTACCAATAGAAACTCAGTCCTATCAGTATGCTGAACCTACGGGATTAGCTAATTTTGGTGGAGGCGCTAGTGCGGTCATTGGACTGCTACAGGGTTTGGGCTTTTTAGACACAGGTAAAAAATAATGGCTGGAATAGACGCACAAATAGCACAACGTATGGCGCTTGGCCCACAGGCTCTACAGCAGAGATACGCTCAGACTCAACAGCTTGTTGACTTACTTGCACTTCAGAAACTAAGTAAGGATAAAGCCGACGCTGCTAAAGCTATTCAAGCTCAGATGCAGACTAATCCCGCATCTGTAAAAGATCAGCTTGAGCAACAGCTTATAGCCGCAGAAAAGCAAGAAGTAGGGCGCGATATTGCGTCAATGATACCGGGTGTACAGCAACAGGGCCGTCAAATGGCTATGGCACAACAACGTCCTCCAATGCCGCAAGGTCAGGGGGGGCTACCTCAACTCGCCTCTCCTAATATGGCCCGCATGGCGGGTGGGGGCATTGTTGCGTTCCAAGAAGGTGGGGATGTTGCCGCCGCTAATGAATACATTCGGCTTACTGAAAAGCTCAAAGACCCTAACATTACACCTGAAGCCGCGCAAGCTATTACCATGATGTTGGAGGATATGAAACGTCAGGCACAGGATGAATCACGCTTTATGCTAGAAATCGAACGTGCCCGTGGTTTTGACCCCGCCGCTGAATACGAACGCTCAATGCAGGAACAGGGTGGCATGTACGGCGGTGGAGAAGTCCAACGCTATCAGATTGGAGGCCGTACCGGAGCGGTGGGCAGAAGAGTACCCATAGATGAGGAAGAATTGCCGGTTATACCTATAGGGAATGACTCCCCCAGTACAGAAAGCGACATCCAGCGCAGGAAAACAGCTTCAGAATTGTGGGACGATTTTCTTTACTTGTTCAGTGCCGAAGGCACCAAGGAGTCTCGTAGAAGAACAGGGGAGGTTCTTGGGAGAGAAGAGTACGCAGGTACTGGCGTTAGTTCAGTAGTTGACCCAACCGCACCGACAACCGCACCGACAACCGCACCGACAACCGCAACCACTCCTGCTGAAGAAATGTCAGATGCGGAGTTAGAAGAAATTCTTAAGATGATGGAAGACCCCGGCTCAACAAGTGAACCTGAAGTTAAAACAAGTGAACCCGAAGCTAAAAAGAAACGTGAGATCGACTGGGACTTGCTACGCGAGATGGGTGCAGGTATGGCGGGACAAACTTCTATAGGTGGTGCTTTAGGTGCTGGTGCAAGTGCTGTAGGTGAAGAACTCCGACGTCGTGAAACTATGGCTAGTGAAGAAGCCCAGCAAGCCGCTGACCGGCAGTTAAAAATGCTACTTGCCGAGTACGACTTAGACATAGCGGAACGTAAAATGCTTAATGACCTATCAAAAGTGTATACCGAAGCTCAACTTAAAATAGCGGCGGATACTTTAGCGGGGCTGGACTTAAACCCTGATTATATGGAAGCAGTAGACGAACTCGCGGATATATACAAAGGCAATCCTGATGCGTATAGAGCGGCAGTACAAGAACTAAAAGATAGGTTAGTAAGCGAAGCTGTTAGCGCTACGCTTAGAGGTGCGGGTGTTATGGGTGGTAGTGCACCAACCACAGGGAGCCAATCATTTAATAGTTTCGACACTATAGGAAGTTAACTATGCCTATCGTACGGGGTAACCTTACAGACGGAGGGTATATTGACTTTTATGTACCTGTAGGTGTAAAGGAAGACCAACTACCTATATACGGTAGCGCTGCGCTTAAAAAACAAGCCCGTGGAGAAGACCCAACCAAACCCCCCGAAACTACTATTGGTGGAGCCTTAGCTGAAATCCCTAGAGGTTTAGCTTCTGGTGCCGCCGGACTCCTAGAATCTGCCGCTACTGGTGCGGCTTTTCTTCTCCCCGAAGAACTAGAACAACAAGCGCGTGAAAAAATAGCTGAAATTGGTGCCGGTGTACAAGCTGATTTAGCTCCGCGTGCTGGGTATGAAGACACAATAACGCGTAAAGGTTCGGAAGCCCTTGGCTCAACTGCACCGTTTTTAGCTACTGCCCCCTTCGGTTTGGCAGGACTTGCCGCTGGTGTTGCTGTAGGTGGTGCCGCTGGTGCGGGCGAAGCCGCTAAACGTGCTGAAGCCGCTGGCGCTACAGAAGATCAAATAAGTCAAGCCGCTGGTCTAGGTATACTGCCGGGGCTGGGCGAGACATTAGTACCGTTTGCTATTGGTAAAACCGTAAAGGCTATGCGTGTTGCCAAAGGATTAAAAGATGTATTAGGTGAAGAAGTAGCTCAGACTACTTTAATGCGGTTACGTAGGGTAGCACAAGCGGCAGGTGGTGAAGGACTACAAGAAGCAAGTACAGAAGTAGCCCAAAATCTTATATCTCAAGGTGTATATGATCCTGAAACCGGTACTTTTGCCGGAACTGGAGAGTCACTGGGTTATGGCGCAGGGGTGGGTGGTCTACTTGCGGCATTGGCAGAATTGGCTATACCGGGACGCCCTCGGGCTAATGCGAGTGCTCAGAGAGACTTAGCTCGCATACAAGATATAGAAAAAGAACAAGCTGGGCAAATGGATTTATTTCCAGCAGAGCAAGTAGAAGCTGAAAGAGAATTCCAAGGCCCGGTTGACACACGCGCCCCCGCACCACTAGATGAAGAAACTGGGCCTGTATCTGATTTATCCCAATATGATTTATTTGATACGCGTAGGGGGCAAAAACCGATTAGCCCTAGGGACTTACCTGTAGTCGCGGAGCCAAGGATAGTAGGAACACCTGAAGGTGAACTTATACTGCCGGGTCAAGAAGCTGAAGCTAGACAGCGGGCTATAGAAGAAAGAGAGAAAGCTGTAGCTGAACGTAGGCAAGCTGTTGAAGCTGAGGGCGCTATCGAAAGCCTACCGGCTGGACAACGGGAGATGTTCCCAGATACTCGCACTCCCATACTAAGTAAAGAAGATATGCAAAATGCGGGCGTTAGTTTGAGAATCCCCGCTGTAACAAGAGCAATCGGTAAAGACTTATCCGACCCAAAAGTACGGGAATCTGTTATTTCTGACCTTACTTCGTTTACACAAAATAAAAATGCCAGTAAAGCAAACCGAGAGGCAGTTGCTAGGTTACTAAATACTAATCCTTTACTAAAAGCAATTGAAGCGGGGGAAGGACGAGTACCAGCCACAGAAACATCGCCGGGTCAGATTGATATAGAACAGCAAATCGACGCGGATGTTTTAGCTACGCAAGAACAAGAAGCTGAAGCCGCCCGTACAGCCGCTTTTGACCAGATACAGCAAGAACGTGCGCAACAGGAAATAGACGCTGAAGCTGCTAGAACAGCCGCTTTTGAAGAAGCTGAAGCCGCTAGGGAAGATCAAATAGCTGGGCAGGAAGTTTTAGCGCGTAGTGAACAAGAGTTAGCCGCGCAACCTACAGCTACAGCTTTAGCTATGCAACAAGCACAACAAGTACAGCAACGTACAGATGAACGCGGGCGGGTAATACCGGGAGAGCAACAACTAGGAATATCGGCTATACCCACGGCTGACCCGACCATACAAGAACTAAGGGGTGTGGAAGAACGCATTGCAGCCACAGAACAGGCACAGCAACAACCTACACCCGACCAACAAGAAGCCGAAGAACTACTTACAGAACAAGGTGAACTTATTGGGCCTAAAGGTGGCCCCCGTACGCGTATACCTCCACGCCCAACAACAGTAAAATCTACAAATATAGCGGGCGACATTAAAAAAATAAACCGGCTTAAGAAACGCGACCCTATGTACATTAATTTCTTTAAGGATAAGTCCCCCTTTAAAGCAATTATGCAATTGGGTAAAAAAATAAACGCAGAAGGTCTTACGAAAGCAAACGAAACCGCATACCGTTGGGTACAAGAAAACTTAAGTCCTGTGTCCAATAGGCGTTTAGGTTGGGCAATAGCCAAACATAGGGAACTTCAGGGTTTACCTCTCCCTATAGACGCAATGGTTGAAGTAGGTGTACCAGTAAGTCCCGAAGTATCTGCGGCGTTAAACAACGGTAGTTTGCAGAGGGCTTTGGAGCGCCTATTAGTAGGAGCCGATAAAGACGTAGCCCGTGTGGTGCGTGCAGTACTTAAAGGTATAGGCACTACTAGTGTCAGATTTGAAGGTGGGATAGTAAACAGGAAGGGTGAGCCTATAGCGGGTGTATTTAGACCCCGTACAAACGAAATAGTACTTAACCCAGATGTAGAACTTACTACTCACACTTTCCTACACGAAACTTTACATGCGGTAACCTCACATGAAATAGCTAGAAACACACCCGCCGCCATACAAATGCGTAACTTGTTTGAATCTGTACGAGGTAGACTCGACACAGCGTATGGTGCAACTAGTCTGGATGAGTTCGTCGCTGAAGTATTTAGTAATCCTGAACTACAAGCTAAATTAGCGAGGATTAACGAAAAGGGCGAGAAGATAGGGCTACTACAAAAATTTAATAATATCATATCCAACATTATTGCCCGGTTCCGTGGAGTCCCTACTAAAAAAGTAGAGTCGGCAAGAAACGCCGTGGATAAACTACTGGATAGTTTAATTTCTCCTGCACCTGAATACCGCGATGCCGCCGATTTGTATTCGGCTACCCTTACAGAAATGTCTGATACTGTACTTAATTCGTTAGGACGGTTTTCGAGAGGCACGGTTTCTGAAACGGATATTGCTACTGTTAGTGGGTTTTTACGTGGGGCAGGGCGGGCTATCAGGCGTTTCGCGTATTCTTTTCTACCCCTAAACGCTATAGTAAATGTATCGAAACTGGATTTCCCCGGAATAAGCAAGGATGCAGGCATCCTGTTTAAACTTATCCAAGAAAAGAACGGTGCTCGATCAGCCGAAATGTCTAAAGTAAAAGATACGGCAAGAGAAATAAGTGATTTGTTTAAGGGTAAGTCCGAACAATTACGTAAGGTGTTTAATTTTGTAGTGGCGGAAAGTACGTTACTAAAAGTTGATCCTACTAAACCCCGCAGTGACTACGCCGCTGACCCAGTTAAACAAAATGAGTGGGATGTCTTGAACGCAAAGATACGCGAACTGTCTCCTAGTGAACAGCAAGCGTTTAAAAAAGCCTATACTGATTTGCGGGATTCCTACCGTAAAGTTTACGACGACCTTATAGAAACTTTAGAAACAAGATTAAACAATATAGAAATGGAAGAAGGTGCTCGTAGAACTATTAAAGACAAATTACTACAACAACTTACTAAGGATAGTATAGAACCATATTTCCCGTTATACCGTAAGGGCACGCACTGGCTCACATACCGATCAGTAGACCCACGCACCGGAAACAAGGAATTTTATAAAGAATTGTTTGAATCCGAAGCACAGCGTAGTAAAGCTAGAGCTATGTTGCCCGAGGACGCCACCAACATAAGTACGTTTGAACGCAATAAGAACGGGGGCATAACCAACTTTGGTGCGGTAGACGCGCAGTGGGCTTACGGTATATTTCAAGATTTGCAAGCCGCAGGTGTAGATCAAAATGCTCAAGACATAGTATTGCAAGCGCTACTTGACGCTATGCCGGAACGTTCTGCCCTTAACGCTTTCCGCAAACGTAAAAATGTATTAGGTTTTCAACTAGACGCTTTAAAAGTATTTCGGGAGCGTATGCCTAATTTTGTACAGCAAAAAGTAAATCTACAGTATGACTTACCTTTCTCGCAAATTAGTGCCGATATTAAAAAATCTGCTGATGAATATATAAGTACAGATAAACAAAACCATGCGAATGATTTAGCGCAACTCTTACAGGAATACATTACGTTTGCACGTAACCCGCAATTAGCTACATGGAGCAGGGCGCTTAAGTCTGCTGGATTCGGGATGACGCTTGGACTCAACGTATCCTCTGTAGTGGTTAATGCGACCAACTTACCTATCGTGGTGCTACCATACTTGGGGGGTAAATTTGGGTTTAGAAAATCAGCGAAGGCTATGGAAGACGCCCGTAAAATATACATGAGTACGGGTATGCGGCGCACCAGAAAAGACTTTCTCGATCGAGAAGGCGGTACAGAGGTTGACGGCCCTAACCTTAGTAATTTAGATTTTAACAACCCCGATAGCTTACCCAAGGGTGCAGAAGACCTAGGCCCGTTAATGGAGCTTCTCGAAATACGGGGGCAGTCAAACGCTTCTACTATTGCCGATGCACTTGATTATGACAACCCTTCGAATGGCTGGTGGACTAAGACGAATGCAATTATGGGGTACATGTTCCACCAAGGGGAACGCGCTAACAGGCAGATTACTGCAATAGCAAGTTATAAGCTAGAACTAGATGCTATGGCTAAAAAGAAAAAAGTGCCTGTATCCGAACTTACCGAACAAGACCGCGATATGGCCGCCGAGTTAGCTCTTGAGACCACAGAACTTACTAACAGTGGCGCAATGACCGAAACAGGCCCAAGAATAGCGCAGAGTAACTGGGGTAGCTGGCTTATGATGTACAAACGATTTGGTATATCTATACTCTATCTACAAGCTAAGATGGGTCGACAGGTGTTAAAAGGGGTAAAAGACAAAGGGGAACGTGCCGAAGCAGTTAGACAAATATCTGGATTGTTTGCGATGTCCGGTCTATTTGCGGGGGTGCAAGGGTTACCTCTGTACGGCATAATCTCAATGATAGCAGATACAGTATTCTTGGACGACGAAGATGAAAACTTCGATAGTATAGCGGCTAGTTTCTTTGGTGAGGGGTTCTATTCAGGTGCGCTTAATAGTATTTTTGGGGTAGATGTAGCCCCACGTATCGGTATGACTAACCTTGTGTATCGTACGCTACCCAACCGAGAGCAAGATAGTATGATATTACAAGCTATGGAGACCGTAGGTGGGCCTGTATTCGGTATCGTAAGTAGGATGGAAGACGGCGCTAGTCTCATAGGAGAAGGAGAAATCCTTCGGGGTTTGGAAAAAATGCTTCCTTCTGCTATCTCGAATGGTATGCGTGGTGCACGGTTCGGTATAGAGGGCGCTACTACACTACGCGGAGACCCTGTGGTCGAGGATTTGAACGCGTGGAACGTATTGGCTCAAACGCTAGGTTTTGCCCCTGCTAGTTATATGCAGATGATCGAGATGAATGCGAAAGATAAACGTATAGACCGAGAAATAAGCGAAAGCAAACGTAAACTATTGCGTCAGTTTCACTTAGCACGCCGAGTTGGGGATACCGATGAGATGCGAGAGTTAGTCAAAGAATTCCAAGGCTTCAATAAGAGGCATCCAGAAGTAGCTATCACTCCCGAAACTTTTATACGTTCTATGAATTCACATAGTTTGACGGATGAGATAGCAAGACAGTTTAGTGGTATTACGATTAACCGCCGTCGTATACCCACTGTACTGCGCCAACGTCTAGAAGATATTACATAAAAAAAGCCCCCAATGAAGGGGGCTAAGTATCTCTCAAGGAGAATGATGAGCCTATATGGTATCAAATCTTACGGGATACTACTACATGTAGGGTTTAAATAGTTGTCTAATCCCATCCAATCCCATCCAACCCCGTATTATTTCATCCTCCATACTCTAACTCCATATTTACCATTTTCTATACCAACACGTTTAGTTATGTCCTCCTTGTCGATTCTAGCGGCTTTGAGTAAGTGATCCACCGCTTTATTCGTGTTTATAGCGGGGATAAATACGGATGTTCCGGGTAAAAACTTACTCCAATCTATAACTATCCGCACCCCGTCCGGCGATATATCAGTCAGCATCACCCTCGTCATTTCTATCTCCAGCGTCTGCCCAATACAATTCGATTACATTCATAGAGTCTACTTTAAGTTTAGTCCCCCTACCGAAGCGTATCTTATTTGGCTTACCCCGCATTTCTTTGAAAACTAATTGACGTATTGCGTGGTAGTGATGCCCCCGCCTAACACACCACTCTTTAAGTTTAGAAGGCAGTATGTAGAGCTTATCAATGTCGTACTCGTGCCTAGCAACCCACTGGAACATAGGCGTACTATCAGCGGGTAGTATATTCTGCATGTCCTCATCCATACCGGCATCGCTTCTAATTCGTAAGATACCGCGTGGGTGGTCAGCGTAAAATTGAGATATAAGATCGCGTATATCTATAGTCATATCTGTTAAACCCTCTCGTGTAGCTCTTAATTTTTCCAAAATCCAAGAATATAATCCGTCTAAGTCCCAATCTATCAAGCCTATCTGTTTGGCTATCAATAACCCAGTGTAAGTTGTAGAAGCCATAGCCGCGTGGTGCCTATGCTGGGCTTCTAGTCCTGCCTTTACAATTATCTCTTTTCGTACCTGAGTTAGCAGTTTCTGTACCGTAACGTAGTTCTGTAGGACATGTTGTATGTAAACTTCCCCAGCATGTCCGTAGTTGCTAGATAAATCTTCGTTTAGGGTATTCGCTTGTAACGCACCTTCGGAACCAAAAAGCCTCTGCTCTATGTTAGCTTCTATAACACGCCCTGCTTCCCCTTTCGGGTTTTCCCTGAACTGACTTATTGTCTCTAACAGTCCTCCGTTTCCAGAGGTACCACAATTTAAACTCCACTCCTCACCTCTGTAACGCTCAAGGTTTTCCCCTTTCGAACTTAGTCGATTACGTTGCTCACCATCAGATATAGCATAGACAAAATCACTAGCATCAGCGGCTTTGTAGTTTGAAACCTCGTCGATATACAGGACTATATTTTTGTATATTTCCGCACGGTTCCACGCAGAATTAGGAGTGTCTTTACCGTGCAACACGAGCCTCTTATGGTTCCCCCATACGGAAGCGCCACCCCACATACCCGTTGTCTTACCATGACCTGTTTCACTACTCATTGCGTGAAATATACCACCAGCTACATTGGGTATCATATCCATCAGTGGAGAGCCAAAACTTAAACCAAACATAAACTGATGTTCTTCAAACCCCGGCTTATCATAAAACTTAATTACTTTCTTCCAACCTTCGAGTGTCCCAGCTTTCTCAAAATGAGGAAAATACTGTGCAGTACGCCCACCGGGGGGATTCGGCTCTATCTTATCGGCAAATACTTCTCTGTCCCCGATAACAAAAGATTTTCGCTTCTCTGTCCACCCGAATTGGGTTCTAACGTGTATGAAGGGTACTGACTTCCTCATTTTTTCTAGCCATACAGCTATATATTGCATAAGTTCGTCCGCCTGTTTGCTTAATACGAATATATCGTTCATAGCCATAACCTTACGGAATTCTTCTTTACCAGATAGTTGTACGTTACTAGCTACAAACGTCGCCACACCCTCCCGTGCAGTGTGGTGTTCAAACTCATAACAGGGGCCGGAGATAGGGTCTCGCATACGTTTTACCGGGTAGAGGTCTCTTTGGTATATTAAAATCTCATCCGTATTGCCGTCTTTATCAGTAACGCGTCTCCACACCCCACCGTTAACACCGCGAAAATACGGGTGCGGGTACTCCGGTATGTTTATGGTTTTAGTTGATACGGGTTCCTCTACCGCCGCTTCTTCCCCTTCAGCCATTGGTTTCGGGGCTTCTACCGGCACCTCTACCGTATTGGATTCGGCTTCCTTTGCTTCCATACATAACTTAATGGGTGTTCGTATCTTCCCTTTATGGGGGCACCCTTCACAACCGCTTGGGTTGTCTTTCTCAAACGTCATACATAGATGGGGGGTATCAATAGATGATGCTATCTTTTCCGTTTCTACTGGGTCGTAGCCGGTGTACCCCTTTGACACTACGTGTATAGCTTGCGCTCCATCCTCACAATGTTTCGCTATGGACAGTACATGTAGCCAATCCCCATAAGAAACCGAATCGGGTTCAAGGAATGCCCTACGTATTTGTTTGCATCCTCCCCCACTGAGAGAGGCTTTAGCGACTTTTAAGAATACCTTCCTGTATTTTTCTTCCCCCAACGCCGCCGCCATATCCTTACTATCTTCATCAGTAAAGGTGCGGGCAGAGGGTACTGGTATCAATGTTTCAGGTAGATTTGCGGCAAAGCTGTCTAGGTCTACATGTTGCTCTGCCATTCTTAAGACTTTAACGTCTAATGCAGGTTCCGATTTAAAATTATGTGTGTTCGGTACGCGTAGTATTCGTGCGGCATCAGCGGTGACAACTGGGTCAGCCTCAAGTCCGTATTCGATACAAGCCGCTTTTAATCGTTCCGCTACTGGAAGCCAATCCTCTCTAGAGTAGGGGCGAGTCAACGTCCAATATACATGTATACCACGTCCAGAGTTTACTACGCTGGTTGGTTTTGGGAGGTCATACTTCTTATAGAATCCCCGTAGGGCTATAAGAGCATCGTGTTGGGTTGCGTATGGCTTACCTGTTCCACAGTCTAGGTCGAGAAACAATGCTTTTAGTTGTTGTACGTTATCGGCCTTTCGGCTAGTACACTCAACAAACGTACCTAAAGCAAAGTATGCGTCGTATCCTTCTGTATCTAAGTTAACTGCTGATTCCGCCAGAGATTCTAGCGAGTCGTAGAATTTTTGTACTGTCTTATTATTCTTTATTCCTACTACGCAGTAATAGCCTTCATCACTCAACACGTTACTGAGAAATTGCTTAGTTTCCATATCTCATCCACGTATTTGAGAGATACGGGCGCCACTAGGACGCCCATACCAAATTTTAATTAATCGTCGAACTCATCCAGTAAACTAGCGAGATCAACTTGAGGGGCTGATTCAGCCTTCGCCTTTTTAGATTTCTTTACTACTGGCTCCTCAATAGGCTCATCCACCTTATCTTCTTCCTCAGCATCAGGCTGGGGGAATAACGGGGTGGGGGTTGCCACTTTATCACTACTTAGTTGTGGAACGCTAGTATCTTGTTTCGGTTTTACTGACATTGTTACCAACTTAAGTACTTCTGTATCTTTTTGGAGGTCTAATGTCATCTTCAATTCATCCTGTGTTACAGGACGGACAGGTTTGAAACACAGTTTAGGCGTACTGCTATCTGTATCAAAACGTATCTCTGTAATAACCGATGCAAGTGGGGCTTTCTGAGAGTTTAAGAATCGCGCATAACTCTGAAGTCCTAGCTTTTTCTTATCGTCCCCGAATACGCTGGTGGCTGGTAGGATAAGCTGAAATACCTCATTGTTTTTAACCGTACCATCCTGATCGGCAATAAGTACCGCAAGACGTTGGTTATATCTACACGCACGGCTCTCACCCATGCCAGAACCTTTTATGTTCTGAGGACAATCAAAACAAGTAGCTGACTGACGGTCACTTGCTGCAACCTCATCCGAAGGCTTCCCAGTGCTAGTGTCACCTGACCAACAGGTAGGGGGAGAATTCTGACCGGCAACGTACTGACCAGCGTAGTACGTTCTAGAAATAGGGGCGGTCTTAACGATAATCACGTTAATGCTACGCTGTTCTAATTCGGCAACTTCCTGCCCGCTTACTACTTTGCGGAACACACCACCACGAATACTTAGTCGTTTAATACCGCCGGTACTAGGGCTACCGGTATTCTCAGGTTCTAGTTGCGCCAGAAGGTCTTTATATTCATCAGGCATACTGTCAAATAAAGTTACATCGGTAGTCATAGGTCATCATCCTCATCAAAGTCAAAGTTTAGTTGTTCTGTTAATGGTTCTGTTACGGCATCTTCAAACTCATCTACTATATCTTTAATATCGTCACTGATTGAGTTCTCAACTTTTTCCCCTTTCAGGCCAGCTACTACAGCAGGTATGTTGAAACGGTATGTACTCCCAACCTTTATGTAGGTGTTCTCTGGAATATATCGTTTCTGAACCCACGATCTTACGGTACTGACCTTCACACAAAGGTGTTTTGCTAAGTCGTCTATAGGTACATAGGCGTCGTTCATTTTTTTCTCCTTACGGTTACAGTGTATTCGCTATCCACGTTTAACCCCGGCGGTAGCACTTCGGGATTTTCTTCTAAAAATGTGCGCATGTTACCCTGATGGAGACGTTTTTCCATTAGGTCAACGGCGTCATGTTTGACTATAAACTTACTCATAGCCTCCCAGTCACCAGTCCAGTACTTAGTTCTGGTCGAGCGGTAGAAGGTGCCAGCTTCTGTACGGACGGATTCGACATTACCTTCCTTACAGTGTTCTAGCAGGGCACTACTTATAAGTTTTAATTTGGTGTCCAGTTCCTCTATCTTGCTATTGAGTTCACCGGTTATTTCAGCTTTCTTATCCCGTATCTTTAGGTACACGGAGACAAGTTTATTTAAGTCTGGTTTAGTATCAGACATATCATCACTCCTTGGTATTATTGGTTTGTTTATGTTTTTTGTAATATAGTGCAGTTTAGTTTATATTTCAAGTATATCGTTATATAAATCTATCATTTTTGAATGTACGTCTATTCTTCCATCAAGAAGAGCGTATATCCGTTTCTCTACTGCCGATCCTTGTAATTGAATTACAGTACATGGATGTTTCTGTCCCGAACGGTGAACCCTAGCGTTAGCCTGTGCGTATGTTTCTAATGAAGATGTTGGCCCCCACCATACGATAGTATTTGCGGCAGTGAGCGTTACACCATGCGACGCTGATTGTGGTTGTATGATTAGCACTTGAGGGTCTTCAGTGTCTTGAAACTTTTTAAATATCTCAGTACGTTTTCCAGCAGATACATCCCCTCGGATGATTGCGTTAGATACCCCGTCTTTGTTTAGCTTGTCGGCTAATATATCTATAACGTGCCTAAACGGTACAAATATAAGTACTTTCTGACTGGACTCGTCGATTACTTCTTTCAGTACCTTGTATCGGTTCTTTATATCAAACTCTACTGTCTCCCCTGTATCCGTATACACAGCACCACAGGAAATCTGTAATAGTTTGTTCATGTTAACAGCCGCGTTAACTGCGGTTATCTGCTCCCCAGCCGCGACGGATACCATTTCATTCTTCAACTCTTTATAGTATTTCTTTTGTTGAGGACTTAATTCTATTTCCCGCTTTGAGTATGTCATTTCGGGTAGGTCTAAGCATTGCTCTTTAGTAAAACGTATTGCAGGTTGTAGGCAATTAAACACTATGTCTGTGGCATTAGCTTTGGGTGCCCATTTAAAGTTAGTCACTTTGTACATAACCATCTCACGGAAAGCCCCAAAGAATCTCGGCACTGATTTTGGGTTTACCAACTTGGCTATACCAAATGCGTCTACGGGGGATTGCGCAGCCGGTGTACCCGTCATCATCCATAACCACGTATCAGGAGTTAGGATAGCGTTTAAAGTCTTCCAACGTTTGGATTGCGCGTTCTTATAATGATTAGCCTCATCGACAATTATTAAATCGAACCCACCATTTATTATTTCTTCCCGTACTATCTCAACACCATCATAGTTAATGATTACATATTCAGCACCGCCACTAATTATTTCGGCTCGTTTCTTACGGGCACCATAGGCTATGTCTACTGAGCGGTGCATAGCGAAGTTAAATAAGTCGTTACGCCATGCCGAATCCATAATAGATAGTGGGCATATAACAAGTACTCTGCGTATTAACTTCTCTTTTATTAAAAAGTCAGATGCCCAGATAGCTGAACCTGTTTTACCAGTGCCCTGCTCATTAAAGCAGAACGCTCTACGGTTCATCGTTAAGAAGGAAGCGGTTGTTTTCTGATGGTCGAACGGCTCATATTTACCAGCCCAGTCATACTTACCCAATATTGGTGATGGTACGTCGCGTACATTTAAATTCCGCAGTACTCGGGACTCATCTACACCCCACTTAACAAGGACGTTGTTATCGCCTAGATTCTTACTGTTGGGTATAGCGGTTGTGATTTTGTTAGGGTCACGTACCCTCAGAAGTAAACCTCTGTTATCTACTACTCTCATATCTGTTTAAACTCTTCTAAAGGGATGTAGACACAAGTCTCTACATCGTACGGGTTATTCCTGTCATACCTACCACCTTTTCCAGTGGGGTATTCGGGTTTTAGTTTTGTCGCATAAACACCGTCGGTAAACCCTACAAACAGTAGTGCCGGTATGTTTTGCGGGGTAGATATGTCGATAAGATTACGGTGCTTGTTAGCACTTAACATGTAAGTGGGGTACCGGTTGTGGGGATTATTACGTTTCTTTACCTCGACAAGTGCCCCACGGGAACCGTCTCCATATAGTAAATACCCATCCGCGTAAGACAATTGCTCACACCTTTCTACCGTACACTTATACTTTTTAGTTATAGTGCCGAAAACCCCTGATTCGTTTGCACGATCAGCTTCCGTTTCATATATCATCATTCTCTCTCTACACTACTTTTTAGTAGTTTTTCTTTTCTTATAGTTTCTTGCGCGATTCTTACTACTACTTTCTATTGTGTACCCGTTTTTGTTACTTCCACCTTTACTCAAGGCTTTCTTGTGGCTGATGTCTTTACCTTCGCGTTTGTCAGCCTTGCCGTTCTTGTTCTTGTCTACACCCTTCTTATCTACTGCGCGTCTAGCACGCTGGCGTTCCATACGGGCTTCAAATTCTCTACTCCCTACGGGTTTGTTTTTTTGTTTAGGTCTATCAGCTTTGTTCTTGTAAGGCATCGTTGTTCTCCACTCTAAATTTCATATTATCGTGGATAGTTCGTATCCACCAATAAAACAAATCTTCTGTAAGCTCGTGTTTCATAATGTTTACTCTATACGCTACCAACTGCACGTTGTTTTGATTGTACGGATCGTGCGGGATTATCCTATCTATACTAGCGTTAAAGTCTTTTTTACCACTCCCATCAACATGATGAGTAAGTACTATACCAGACAGTGCACATCTACCTTCCTGTCTCTCCCACACTTTAACCAAATCTTCTACGGTTATATTAAACTCCGCTTTTATATGCCCTTTGTTACTTTTCCTATTTGTATGCGTATACTTCATTTGAGAGTACACCCTTTTTATATAGGGGATGTAACCTTTTGACGTTGCTATCTTACGTTTAGCTTGCGTACATATATTGCATATAACTCTATCTTCTGGGAAGTTAGCTAAAGGGAACAAGTTTTTACATTCCCTACACTTTTTACGCTTTGGTTTATTATCGCCTACCATTGTGAGGGCACTCTAAGATTATGCAATGCGCCCTACATAACCCAGTAGGACGTGGATTCCATACATTATTTTCGTATGCTTTCTCTATTTTACCGTATTCGGTCAACCATTTACGCCAAAGTTCGGACTCTTGTTTTATCTCGTATGTCTCTTTTATGAACGCGTTACATACTACAAACAACAACCCACCCCTGACTGTATGTATCTCTGGGAAGTGTTTAAATATAGCCAATGCCATCAACTCTAACTGCCCTTTGTCTGCGTACTTAGCAGACTTACCAGTTTTATAGTCTATGACTTTAGCTACACCCGTTTCCCTATCTAGTATAGCTAAATCAACAACACCTCTGAACCACACGTTGCCATCGAAAAAATTGCAAGGATCGAGATTAGAAGTAAGCCCCATCCTGTGTTCACACAACTTCTCACCTTTCATACCCTTAAGTTTATCTAACGCGCTTTTAGCGTAGTCGAACCTAGGGTCTAACTCCTCCACATCACCTCTTATATATAACTCGGCGGCAGTGTGAAACTCGTTACCATATAGAATAGCGTCAGTGTTAAAATCTTCTTTGTAATCTTTTGCAACTTTTAAGTGGTAGTATTTCTTTGGGCATTGGTCAAACGTTTTTATACTACTGAATGACCAAGCTGGCTTTGTGTCGATTCCCATGCTTTACAGTTCCCATAGTCTTTACCTACTTCCACGTCTCCACGAACGGGGAGTCCTTCTGCCCATTCTGGTACGTAACGCATGCACTCAGCGACATAAGCGGATGCTTCGTCTACTTCTGAGTCCCTTACACAGCATATCACAGAATCGTGTACTGTCAGTAGGACTCTATATCTTTTTGAAATACGTAGCATTTGTTCTGCCATAACGCATCTAGCGATACCTTGACAAACATTCTCGGTAACCTTACCACCATAGATGTTGACTCGACCTCGACGGGTCTTGTAAGAAAACTGTAATCCTTTCTCGCCCTCTTTAGCTTTAAGGTCTTCATACCGCATTAGTAAACCGGATGGTAACCGTATTGCGTTTTCTTGGTGTACTACGCCTAACACACCCTTTTTACCTATTACCGTATTCTCGCCTTGGTACATATTAGATAATGCACTTTGCGCCTGTCTCCACAATGCAGTGATAGAACCATTTGTTTCTCTGTACACTCTTATAATTCTTTTGCACTCTTCTTCACTTACATCGACCCCGAACGTCCTCAACTGCTCACGGAACCTTACCGCACCCATACCGTAGCCAGCACCGAGTATTGTGGTTTTACCGATGAACCTTTCTTCTGGAGAAACAAGTTCCTCCTTCTTACCATAGATGGCAGCCGCCATCTTTTTGTATACATCTTCGCCACGCTCAAAAGCTGATACCAGTACCCGCTCTTCGGCAAGCCACGCTAATACTCGGGCTTCGATCTGTGCTGAGTCGGACTCCACTAAGGTATATCCTTCAGGTGCAGTAATGCAGGATTTTAGTACCTTTGCGTTATCCCCCCGGGATGGTAGGTTTTGTAGGTTAACCTTATCGGAGCCACCCCACCTACCAGTGTGAGCCGCGTAATACCTAATAGGTACAGGTAACGCACCTCTAGTCCCGATACCTATAAACCTTTCAGTACGTGTTTCTTCAAGTGTACTCTTTAGACCTATACGTGCGGCAACTAATGCCTGTACTTTAGGGTCTTCATGTTCTTGTAGGGCTTTAAACGCCTCATCGCTTTTGGCGAAAGCGTAGGCTTCTTTGCCCGTACGTAGACTGGTTTTCATAGGGGGTTCTACCCTCAACTTGCGTAGGGCTTCGGCAAACTTATTGTTAGACATTAGTTCTTCTTTTTCGATACCACACTCTTGAAGGAGGGTATCCTTCTCCTGTTGTAGTAGGTCAAGATGTTCCTCTAACTTATCTAAGTTTAACTCTAGTGTGGGGTCTACAAACATCCTTAAGGTCATGTCTATAACTTTAAGTTCTTTCTTCGGGAACCCTTTACCCATAAATATATTGAACAACTTGTGGGTAAGCTCTACATCGTTTATGCAGTAGTCACCGTATCTAGATAGTTCTTCTTCACTGAAGTCTTCGAGCTTCTTACCTAACGCGTTAAGTACCTCATCACCTTTCTCCCCAATCGCGTACATTTCAGCAACTCGTTTAAGTGACCCCGACACTTCGACCCCGTGTAAAGCCCTAGCCATACACAAAGTATCAAGCCATAGCTTAGGATGTATATCAAAAAGCCAAGAGAGAATAGCACCATCGAACATAGTATTGTGAGCCAGAACCGCAGAGTTCTCCCAATCGTAGTTATCTTGCATATAGGTTTTGAGCGCATTGAACCCTCCACTTAACCAAGCAGTTTCGTCGTCATTTACTTTTATACCTACCCCAATTACTTGAAACTCGGGACTGCGTATGTACTCTTCCGTTGTCATCTTAGATAGAGAAAACTGTTTATCGTAATAGGTTTCAAAGTCCAGAGTTATTATGTCCATTATCGGTTAACCTCCGCCGCTTTGTATTGTGAACATACCAACTTCAAGTCGTTGTAATAACGTGTTCGTGCATCTTCCGATACCATAGCTACCTCTAAATAATCTAGCGTTTGAATACCTACTGCTATTGCAGTACCCAGTGCAACTACATGTAGTGTTGTAAAAATAATCTCTTTAATCGTAGAATTCACTATAAACCCCACTAACTCCCTCCTCTAAAAATATGTTACTAGCGGCATCGACAATATATTTTCTCCACTCTTTAGATTCTTTAGTTTCCCATTCTGGGCTATCTATATCAGGTATTGCCGCATAGAACATATCAGTTACTTCCCTATCTTCTGCTACAGAATCCCATCCCTCGCTCTCGTCATTAGTAAACGGTATACAGAAACCCATATGATATTTATGTGGTAGTTTTATTACGTTAGCTTCGAATGGGTCACCAAACTCGTCAATATTCCAGAATATTTCCCTCCATGTACTCCCTTCAGTAAAACCAACCCACGCTTTTTCATCATCAGGTTTAAATCTAAATATTACTCTCATAGTCTGCTCCTATCTTATTATGGTTACTTCTTCTTCGGTTTCTATCCAAACTTTTGCACCGCAGGACAATGGTTTATCTGGTGAGTACACAACTTTACCGCTTTTAAACTCGACCTCGTTGCAATACGTGTTGTCCTTATACGTCTTTACTGTTATTACTGGTAGGTCAGCACCCTTATTGTTCTTGCGGATATTATGTTGGTTTATGTGTATCCTTGTTTTCATTGTACGGTCTCCAAACCTTTTCTCTACCTATAGCTTTTGTGAAAGCCCTACACTTTCCGCAATACCACCCAACTCTTGTACTTGTAATCGCGTTAATTACTTGGTCTTGCGTGTGTCCACAATGGCAACTTATTTTCTTTAGTGTATCTGTCATACATCTTCTCCCTCGTCAGAAGGATTAACAACTTCAAATATGTTGGTTAGGGACTCTTTTGCAGTTTTTGCGTCCATGACAAAGTAAGCAAAGTCTCCGCTGTCTACCACCGCAAACGGTTCTTTGTGTAAGTTAGCTAAATACTCTGCTTCTTCTATAGCGTACTCTGGGTTAGTGAAGTATGACATCCTCGGAATCCTCCAGCCTATACTCATAGTTTATTGTTTCAACGTTAGGGCTAAGAAGCACAGCACCGTTACTGATATGGAAGTTCATCGCCATTCTAGTCGGAGGACTCATAGTAATAACGTGGGTAACCTCGGGAAACTGTATAGGTACAGTAGTCAATAACGTGTTTATAAGTCTTTTACCTGCGCCTTTTTTATATGACCATAAACTGTAAGGTGTGAGTATAGAAGCTAAACCATCCTCTCCGGCAATTTCCGAAAGCGCTTCTTGGAATTCATTTACCGTACCTGATTCTGTTACTATCTCTTGTAAGTCGGCTTCTTGCCGTAATACAAAGGGGGTTATTACTGCGCACAAGATAGCGTTAACTATCTCCTCTCCAGTTTCCTCATTTATATCTACATCCGCAAATACATGGAAGTTACCTTCAAAACGTACGCGGTTATCCTCAAACAAATCGGGGCGTACAGGGTCGTCCTCTATATAACGTAAATACGTTTCTGCATCACAAGCTATCAACATCTAAGAACCCCCATACTCTAAAGCCGTGTTCGTGTTTACGTATAAGCGTGTCTGTAAACTGTTCCTTCATCAACGCATCTTGCAAAGCATGAGCTTCTATTCTGTCTGCTACTAAAACCGAATCTCCACTCTCCATATTTCTCGCTAACCTTTCCCACAAATCAGGTACAGGTTTTATGTTCTTCTCTATTTCATACATGGTTTATGCTCCTCTTTCCATATCAGCTATATATAAAGCACGTTCGTATTCATCCTCGGCTCTCTGCTCCGGCGTGCCGTGCGTCTCATCGTAATCACGTTGCTGTTCTGCTACATCTACTGGGTCTCTACCACTCATCATCTTCTCCTTAAAATAAATTAGTGCCTTACAGATACGTGTTGCTCAAGGAGTAGGCAATGATGTCTACGTATCCGTAAGGTCTAGCCTTAGCGTGGCTTCTCCGATGTACGCCCCATTAGGAGGACTTCACTTTGGGAGCATAGTCTTTATGGTCGTACATTGCGGGTGTTTTTACATGAAGCAACCCACCGCCCGCTGGGGTTACCCCAAGGCATTGTCATAAGACTCCCGCTTGGGTCGGGTGTTAGTCATTTAATAAGACTAGCCAATGCCGTATGGATACTGTCAACATTGTCTTCGTTGACTATCCAAGCAGTCGCGCCCGCTTGTCTTATCTTACCTATCTCTAAGTCTTGTAGTTTAGTTGTAGTATTCTTAGCAGCCTTACACTCAATAGCAAAGAATCTACCCTTGTAGCATCCTACAATATCCGGCACACCACTACGCCCATAACCACCGGTAGTAGGGAAGAAATAATATACATCGTTACCGTATTCTTTCAAGTGCTTTGTTACTGTTTGCTTAACTTTTTTCTCAGGTGTCATCGCCATCATCATCTCCACTAGTGTATACAAGTACAAGCTCCCTATTTAGGAACTCGCCTAACCCTTTGATAGTACCTTCACGATCTGCGTGCATTACAAGTAGTGTTGCTACCTGTTTCTGTAGGTGTTCCGGTACAGGCTTGTTCAGGTCTACCACATTTATCGGTAGTTTCGCCTCCTGCAAGTTAGCCCCCTGCAAGTCAGCCCCATACAAGTAAGCCCCCCGCAAGTAAGCCCCCCGCAAGTCAGCCCCATACAAGTCAGCCCCCCACAAGTAAGCCCCATACAAGTTAGCCCCCCGCAAGTAAGC